ATATTTGTATGTTTATAAAAATTTTCAACTAGATACTGAGTCGTCGGTTTAGATAAATCTCCAGTTTGATATATTCTACAATTTTCTTCCCAAAACTTAGTTCCAGCATCCGCAATTTTTTTAGCTTCAGATAAATTGTTATTATAATATCTGAGTTTTTCCTTCAAATCTGAACAATCTAATTTATACTGTACAAAATGAGTATTTGGTATTCCTTCAAATAAATAATCAACCGTGTTATTTTCGTTGATAAATACTAGATTATTAAATGCAAAAGCTTCGTACTGCCGGCGAAGTGGTTGACAGTTTCCTTTAGGAGAAAGTATAAATTTGTGATTATTAATTTCATGTAAAAATGAAACTCTATCGACATGTGGTTTTTTTAAGTCGTTGTCTAAAAAACAATCATAAAAATATTTTAAAAAAGGTGCGGGATCGGTACCAGTAACTCTTACATTATAATCAACCCCACTTCTTATTAAATGTAATATCGAATTAAATCTACAATCTATTGCAGGCATACATCCTGTTATAGCTCCAGAAAAATAGAAAAAATTAATTTTTTCATCAAATGGTTTTATTTTTTGTTTTAAAATATCAACAAATTCACAGTAATTTTCGTTACTAGCTTCAATATATGTCGGCATCAACATACATTTATCTCGTATAATTGGGTGATATTTTTCTTTGTCTTTTTCAATCAAATTATTTACCCAACAATTAACTCGACCGTATAAATCATCATCAAGTCTATGATTGAAAAAATCGGATCCATCGTCAAAAGAAATAATACACAGTGTATTTTTAAATCGTCTAAAAATAGAATTATATTCGCTTTTCAAGTGATAATTTTTATAATTTAATATGTCGGCAAACCATATATCATATGTGTTTATTTCATTTATGTCATTTATATCAACTATTATAGTAGCTTTACTTAAAGAATTTTTAGCTTCCATTTCTTCATGTGAAACTGCTAATTCGTATAAAACATGTACTTCGTGTCCTCTAAAAATTAACCAATTAATCAGTGTACTCGACCTAAGTGGCATTCTTCCTGATTCAAAACTAAATAATATTTTCATAACTGTATATTTTTATATTTACAACAATTATATCCACAATAAAACTTTGGAGTTTCCCAATTTAAATTGAATTTATTAGCCCAAATTTTCCAGGACGAATAATATGTCCAACTATACAAATCTTTATGATAACTATCATCCGATAATAACGGGTGATTTGATACTTCAATCATTTTGTTAATAAAATTTTTATTTTTTTCTAAGTGAAGCATTATACATAAATCATTATTTAAATATATTCCAGTTTCTTTTTGAAAATTTCTTATCAAATCATATTGTGGAGATTTTAATATAAAATCCACAACATTAAATTTATTAGATGATAAATTTATGCCTACATTAAAATACGTGCTGGTTACATGAGATTGATATATCATTATTTCATGCTTATAATGATTCATTGGATATGGAGATAATATATAATTTTGATAATCTAAATTAGAAAAAATTCCGCCATGGCCTCCAAAATTGTTATGTACTTCAGTGTATTGTGTTTTTTTACACATTCTAGGCCAATGTGGAATGCTTCTTTCTAAGGCTTCATTTTTATTTTTGGGAAACCAATCTTTGTAGGTAAAGTATGTATGCATCCACTTCCACGGAAACCCTCCAAATTCATTTAAATTTTCATTTTTACAATCATCGGTATATTGATGATGAAAATTATAAAAACTTATAAATGTAGAATTCTCAAGTTCAGCTTGAAATATTAAATTATCTAAATTATCCAATAATATTTGTGATGGCCTTTCGTCGGAATCTAACCACATGAACCATTCATTATTCGGTACATCGTGATATAAAGATCGTCTAGCAGAATCTAAATCTCCTAGAAAATGATTCAAATCTTCTACTATAACTGAAGATGGTATTAATTGTCTTAATTTTTCAGATAAAATTTTTGGTCCCGAATTACTTATCCGTATTGTGTCAAAGTAACCAATACAAACATTTATAGTTTCTCTTACTAAATCTAACCTATCGTCCGCTCCATATAATATACGTAAATGTTTTTTCATACTAAACAAGTGAATAATTTATTAACAAATATTAAATTACAATCAGTAAAATCTACTAACTCTAAATTCATATTATTTTTATATAATTCTATAAGTTCGTCTTTCAAATATATATTCTTTAAATTGACCGATGAGTATAATATATGTCTTCTCCACGACATGTGATTGTTGACATATTCAGTATTAATAAACAATTTGATATAATCTAAATTTTCTAATTTATTAATTGATAAATAATGTATTATACCACTATGATTAGATTGAATTAAACAATTTTTCAAATCATATGAGCTATATATAAAAGCATTATTATTTTTATTAATGTTAGAAACGTCACATATGCAGATACCATGCCATCTTCTTTCTATGTTTAGATAATTGGTATTATGCCAATTTCCATCTGGATCGATATCAACAAAATAACCATCAGTTAATTGTTTAAACAATTTATCAAATATAACATTCATTTTAATATAAAAAATCCATTGCCATTTTCTACGTGATTATAATTTTCTTTTATACCTTTAATTTTACTATAAAACATAATGTCATTATAACCAGATTCTTTAAATTTATTAGTCCACCAATCTCTGTCTTCTCGTATAACATGCGTCCTATCTAATTCATAAGAATCTATATAATATTTCTTTCCGTCACCCAGTGGTACTATAACAAACAAACACTTAGTATATTTTCTAATATCAATTAATACTTTGTTAATTTTATCATACGGTATATGTTCAAACACATCTTTTGCAATAGTAAAATCAAACGTTTTATTAAAATTTGATATATCACTAGAATCGTTTATTTTCAATAAAAATTTTCCTACATCTTTATCAGAGTTATTAATCGCATAATCACTTATGTCTACGCCATATGCGTTCCTATATAACAATCGAAACGCTTTTACCATGTATCCTTTAGCACATCCAAAATCTAAAACATGATGTGATTCGTCGATTTGTAACGTCTCTATAATTCTAAAAGCCATTGGTAATGTTAAATCGGGTAACCATTGATAGTTAGTATATAAACTAACACCTGTATTAATTCCATTCTCGTAATAATCTTTATTAAATATCATTATACAAACTCTTCGTGGTTAAGTGGTTTAGAATATTTTTTAAATAAATCAATCTTATTATTAATGAAGTCATCAATCATATTAACATTATTTGTAAATACACATCCCTTGCAATCCTCACATGCAATAAAGTTATGTTGTATCTTTTTATCTACATAGTCTAGTACGTCCTCAGCTGCACACAATTGATATTTTTGAGCAAAATGTGTAACTGAGCTATTTAATACAACACTATCACATGGATATACAGTACCAGATTTACCAGTTTTATGAAAAGGTTCTTCACTTAAATACGGTCTAAAATACGATTGATGACATATATTTGTTTTTGGAGCTTCATGAAACTTATATTGATGAAAATAACGGTTGTCTTTTAATTTTAAAAATGTATCATCCAACCCTTTATGAACTTTTACTAAAGTTTCTTGTTCTAAAAGGCAATTCGGAATTACTCTTATATATTTTGCCGATAATTTATCTGCCAATTTAGATATTTTATTAAAATATTCCAAAACCGAACAATGTTCTATTTTTTCGTGTTCCACTGTAAAAACGTGTGACATTCCCAGAATACAATCTTTTGATAATAATTCGTAAGGTACATAAATTTTATTCTCCCATCCTTCAAACAAATTAACACTGACACGAACCCAAGAAAACAGTTGCCAAACATCTTTATCAACGAGATTTGAATTGGTACCATTTGTTATCAACGAGACTGATAAATTTTCATTTTTTAACCATCTAATTAACTCGTTAAAATGTTTGTAAAGAGTTGGTTCACCTCCGCCGGTAAGTATTACAGCTTTTAATCCTCTAGATTTTAATTTAATAACATAATCTTTAATTACATTCAATTCTATACGATTTGTATTTTTTCTATACGTAACAGAACAATATGGACATTTTAAATTACAAGCTCCTTCCGGAGATATATGAGTAGATATAATTGTATTTGGACTATTATTTTTATAATTTAACATCTGTTCTTGATGTCTCCAAAACTTTATTCCGGTCGATGTAAATTGATGTTCTTGATTTGATTTTTCTTGTTTTGTATAATTAACGTCGTCAAACGGTGTATTAAAAAATACAAAAATGGATGAATAATTTTCTTTATTTTTTATTCTCTCTTTTATTCTGTTTAAAATTAAATCGTCTATTTGTATCAATTTACAATCATTATTTTCATCAAAATACTGAACGTGATCTATAATGTTAACTATTTTATTTCTATTATTTTTTCTTATAATAGAGTAATAATTATTGTCGTTTTTTTGAAAAAAAAGTTCCCCCAGATTATCACCGATCATTATAGATTCATTCATACGTTGTTCAAATACCAATTATATGTGTTTAACAATCCATCACGCAGTTTAACTTTTGGCGACCAACCTAAACTTCTAATTTTACTATTATCAATTATTTTAGATATAGTGCCATCTGGTTTAGATGTATCAAATACCAACTGGCCAGTATAACCAACTAACTCAGATATCATATTAAATAACTCTTTCATGCCAACTTCATATCCAGATCCAACATTGATATGATCTCTTTCATTATAATTTTGCATCAAAAAGTATAAAGCATCCGCTAAGTCATCTACATAAAGAAACTCTCGTTTTGCCGCACCAGTTCCCCACATAGTGATATCAGTTAAGTTATTGATCTTAGCATTATGGAATTTAGTAATCAATGCTGGAATTACATGACATTTATTTATATCAAAACAATCGTTGGGTCCATATAAATTACAAGGCATCGCTGATATGAAATTGCATCCATATTGATCTCTATAATATTGAGCCATCTTTAGTCCAGCTATTTTAGCTAAAGCATATGCTTCATTTGTAGGTTCTAATATACCTGTCAATAACCTATCTTCGTTAATAGGCAATGGATTTTCTTTTGGATAAATGCATGAACTACCCAAAAATAATAGTTTTTTAACACAGTTTATATAACTAGCATGTATTACATTACTTTGAATCATTAAGTTTTCATAAATGAAGTCTGCTGGGTATGTTTTATTATATAATATACCACCGACTTTAGCAGCGCATAAAAATACAAAATCCGGTTTGTTTTTTTCAAACCAATTATTAACGGATAGTTGATCTCTAAGATCTAAATCGCTTGATTTTTCAACTAATATATTTGTATATCCTCTTGAAACTAAGAGTTTATATAACGACTGACCAACCAACCCACCATGACCAGATATGTATATTTTATCGTTTTTATTCATACTGAAATTGAGAATTTATTTCATTTGTAAGATATATAATGTCTTTTTCTTTAATTTTATGATGTAGACCTATATAAAATCCATTCGTATGTAAATATTCACTATTTAAAAATTGTTTATAATCATCATATTTACTATAACACGTTTGCCTCAAAATGTTTCCAGAAATAATTGGTCGATTTTCAATATTTAAATTGTCACATATATTCTGGATCTTATTTTTTTGATTCACATTTTTAAAAATTAACGGTATTGAAAATGGAACATTTTTTCTAAGTTTGGTAGAGTCCGATGGGAATGTTAGCATTTCACTTTTAAAACTCAAACTATTTTTAAACAGTTCATATAATTCAATTCGTTTTTTCTTGTATTTATCTATACGTTTAAAATCTAATAAACCAATGTAAGCATGTATGTTAGAATTTCTAAAATTATTTCCTAACAAAAAGAAATCAAATTTACTATCAACTTGAATATTTAAATATTTTTTATTATTAATAACACTGCGAGTCATTCCATGATTTCTATACATTAGAAAATATTCATATTCTTCCTCATCATTGGTAAATATAAATCCACCTTCAACACTTTGTAGTTGATGTCCAAAATAAGTGCTAGTAGTAGATGTAAAATATGAAGAAATGTTTTTATCTAAATATTCTCCCAATGTATTTTCACAATTATCCATCATTATTTTAACGTCGTACTTCTTACTTATATTTTTCAATCTGTCAATATTTGGAACATATCCCAATAAACTTGTAAAAAATACACACGCTACATTTTTACTATTTTTTTTCAGATAATCTTCCAACTTATCTAAGTCCATACACAAATCGGACAAATTAACATCTATGAATTTCGGATTAAAACCGTCTCGTATGAATGGCGATATTGAAGTTGTCCATGTTGTAGATGGAAATACCATAATCGATTTATCCGAATTTGCAAACTTATCTTTTAAGAAATAAGATAGTATTGTATTAGCAGTTGAACCACTAGATACAAATACTGCATATTTAACTCCTACGTAATCTGACATGGTTTTTTCAAATTTTTGGACGTATTTACCCATCGTCCAAAAATCATCGGTTAAAATAAATTTACTTATTTTTAATTTGTCTAAAAACGTGAAATTCGAATCATTTAACTTCCAATTTAATTTTTTCATATTAAAAAATGATATCATTGTCTATTGTTATTGACAATATTTTAATTCCCAAAATTCTGTTATCGCCTGATACAATAAATGGTTTTTCCAATTTTATATCAAATTCCGACTTTCCAGAGGTTTTTATCTTAACAATATTATAACAATCAGGCTTTAACTCCATTTTATTATCATCATAATATAAAACGTTTTCAATTTCAGTATCAACACTCAATGTAACATATTCAACGTTTTTAATCACTCCCCCAAATTCCTGTGAAGTCCAAACCCATCTATTTAACTTATTATGTTCTACAGAATAAGTTCCTCTTGTAAACTGTAATTGTTTTTTTGTATCATCCAACTGATTAAAGTTTATTTTCATAACATAATTTCATCAAATCATAAGCATGATCCAAATCTGGATATGCCCACTTTTGTTCTTCAGTATAATTAGTATTAAATCCACTCATTCCACTAACATTATTTAATTTAAAATTTACCAATCCACCATAATTTTTACCCAAATAATCCATTTGACCACCATACCCAGTTGTGATTATCTTTTTATTGAAATTAAAAGCATCAAATATAGTTAATCCAAACCCCTCACCTTTATTCAAACTTATATAACAATCTCCAAAACTATGAATGGCTATTATTTCATCACGTATCAAGTTGTCCAAAATCAAATATATAGACTTACCCAATTTGTTGGTCAAATCATATATTTTTTTTATACATCGTTCTCTATCTGCATCGTCATATGTTCTATGATGTAATTTTAATATCAATTGCGTATCTTTATACTTATCATTGAATTGATTAAATAAATGAATTACATCCTCAATACCCTTTCTGTAATTAAGTTCGCCAATACTATAAAATGTAAATTTGTCGTTTGGAATTTTATTTCTGATATAATCATATATGGTTACAGTAGATTTGTTCATCAATGATTGAGCATGCCATACATGAGGTACCACGTGTATATTTGATTTTACTCCTGATTCTATGAAACATTCACGGTTAAATTCAGATGGTACCCACACTTCAGATATACCATTAATAAATTTAACCCATGAATTTGGTAGTCTATTGGTTTCCCACGTACAATAACCAATAGTGTCATCTATGGTTTTATCAACATGATTTGTCCACACATCGGGTGTACAGTGTATTATTTGTTTCTTATATTTATTTATTTTTTTATTAGCGACACTTTCAGATAAAATATCTACATAATAACTTCTGTCATTTCTACTGTCATCAAATGAAAGTGGTTTCCATGAAATAGGTATGCCATTTAAAATATAGTTTGCAATATAACCCTTTGCAGCACTAGCATACCCACTAGTGCCGCTCTGACCAACGTATCTTATAGCATACTCCCAATTTATTTCAACTGGCCGTACTATACCATCACGATTTATAGTCTTTTTTACGTACTTTATCATTTGCCTATAGTCTTGATTACCTTGGCAATACAAGCCATAAATGTAATTTCTTTATCAACTACCATAGCACTTTGATAAGTATGTTCAGCTAAATCAATAATTACAGACAATTCTTTACCAGGAGCATATTCACTAGCTTTAGCATACAACTCACTATACAATTCATCAAACATCTTGGTTCCAGCATCAGCAACCAACTGACGAATCTCATTAAAAACCTTGCTATTAGTTTTTGCATTCTTAAGTAATTCAATTAACTTATTCTTAAGATCAAAGCTAGCACTCTGTGTTTTAATCAACTTCAAAGTTCCATTTGTAGAACTTTGTTGAATGAAATTAACAATCTTACGAATATCAGGATAAAAACTATCCACGACAGTCTTTAAATCAGACAATTCATACTTGATCGTTTCGGTATCCAAGATGGTCTTAGAATATAAAGCTACGTCTTTTTTAGCAGGTGGTTCAATCTGAAACACTTGACAACGACTGATTAATGGAGAAATAATCTTCTCTACATAGTTACAAGTAAGAATAAATCTGGTAGTCTTACTGTACGTTTCCATTAGATTACGAAGAGACGCTTGTGAAGCAGCCGACATATAATCCGATTCGTCCAAGATAACAATCTTAAGATCATAAAACCCCATTGAAGAAGCAAATGGTCTAATCTTGTCACGAACGAAATCTACTCCAGTATTATCGGATGCGTTTACATACATTACATCGCATTGAATGTTTTTTGTTAGAATCTTAGCAAGAGTTGTCTTGCCAGTACCAGCATTACCATGAAGCAACAAGTGAGGAATATCCTTCTTGGAAATAAAATCCTTCAAGATATTTTTTAAATGACTATCGCAAATATAACTATCCAATACGTCAGGACGATATTTTTCCGCCCAGAGACTGTGATTTTTTACCGTTACAGAATTTTCTTCGCTAAAGAAACTCATAATATATTAGTCAATGTTTTTGATCTCAACCAAATAATAATTGCTGTTAAATGTATCGTTGTTAAATTCTACATGCGCTAATCCAGCATCACTGACTTTAAGTACAGCATTTTCACAATCACTGTTGCTAGTTAGAATCTCTTTAAGATACTTAGCACTAAAATGTAGTGTCTTACCAAGAGTATCTTTACCTTCAGTAGGCTTTACATCAATATTAATACGATTACTGTTAACACTACTATATCCAATCACCAATTTAATCTTATCCTTCTTATCTTTGATGAAAGTAAGTGTATCAACATCACTCAAAGCACTCTTAGCTTTAACAAAGGTACTCACAAATTCCTTAGTTAGTGGAATTTCTAGATTAAACGGAGGAAGTTTCTTAAGAGCTGGCACATTTGGAATTACGCTCAAATCGGCAGTAACATACTGTACATCAGTACTTTCCGTAGAAAGAGACAATGATACAATCTTGTCATCTCGTTTATTAAACGCAATGTTTACTTCTTCTCCGAGAACACCCAACAACTTCTTCAACTTGGTTGTGTCGTTCACACCCAGTTCTGCATTTTCAAGACCTGCAGTGTCTTTTACCAACACGAAATTCAAAACATTTTTATCATCACTAATTGATGATGTTTTGATTTGTTTATCGTTGTTATCAACAACCCATTTTACACTTTCAATGGTACCGTTAAGTGAATATTTATCAATAAATGAATTTAATGTTTGTTTTTTCATACTAGTATGATGTTAATCTACAATGTGTTTACAATCAAGTTATTTTACTTCAAAGTCAAAAAATTGTTCTGAATGTTTTGTTGCTTCTACCGGCGATAGTATACAGCACACTCCGTCATCTTTAAAGAGATCATATGGACTGATATAAAAATGATTAATTAGATAATCTGCATACGCTACACTACGCATTTGGTAATAAACCTTCACATCACCCTCAATCGTTCTAAATTCAATATAATAAACCTTTGGATCGCTTAATCTATATAATTGACCTTTTGGTATATACATTGTTGAATCAATAATTTGATTTTTTGTGAATTCTATATATGGTCCTCTTTGACCAATTACAACTCGTTGATATCTTTCGGCGATAGGTATGTAAGATGGATGTTTTGAAAACAATTCAATTTTACAACCATCAATTGGGATAGTTAATAACTCATTAATCTTTTTCATATTTTAAAAACTGAAGAATTCGTTCACAGTAGCATCACTTTCACTGGGATATGACCAATTCAATACATTGTAAAAATCAAGCAGTTTTCCTTTAAGTTCTTGTTCATACATTGCGTTTCTATCAACGTATTTATTGACAAACTCCATTATTTGATCTGGATCGGTACCGTCTGCTTTTAATGCTATGCAATCTGCACCAAATTCATTTTGTTTCAAATATACCCATTTGATTTTTTGACCGTGAAAGATCGGAGGTACAATTTTATCAAGCCCCCAATGTTCAAGCAAATCATTGTAAAACAAAGCAGCTTTAGCTTGAGCAGTAGTTCCTTTAACAAATTTAAATTTACTACGACTTTTTGGATTATAATCAATTTTAGTTTGACCCTCACTCTTAAACTTAACACTAGTGTTTTTTGCAATCTCAATAACTGTAACATTGCTTAGATTTTTTGTAAAGTCTAAGATACTAGCATCAATGTCACTTTTGTCAATTTTCTTTAACATATCTTCCAAGAACTTTTGCATGAACTTACGAAAACAAATTGGAAACGATGTTCTAACCACATCAATACCTTTAATTTCCATTTCATCACATACTATACCACCCTTGTTTATAATAAACTGTGCGTATCGTTTTTTGGCCAACCAAAAACCCGTCTTGGCAATAACTTCTTGTTTTGCATCAAAACGATGTTTCTCAATATTAAAGAATCGTTTTGCCATCACATCATAAAACTTATTTACAAATGTTTGTACTTCTCCAGTAACCTTCAAAATTGCATCTGTCATTGCAGCCTCATCATTTAAATCAATGTCAGGCATATTTTTCTTAATAATGGGCAAAGCACTTGCGAAACACGAATCGGTATCAGTGTAAATTACCCAATCGCCATCTTTTTCACCTAGAGCTTTTTTAAAACATTCATTGATAGCTTTACCGGTTGATTTAATGATATCCTGACCAGTTATGGTAACAGCACTCGCATTATCCTTGTCATAAAATCTGAAACTCGGTAAGCCCAATACACCATAAATGGAATTGAGCAAAACTTTTTGCACTTTTTGACGACTATCATAAAATTCATATTTTTCCCATTCTTTTAAATCAGCATGTTTTTTAGCTAACTTTCTTAATTCCTTACGTTCATTGAACCACTGAATTAGAATTTCAGGAATAACTCCTTGTTTTTCTGTGTTACACAAAACACCGTTTCCCGCAACACTTAATTTAGAATTTGTTATTAACGATCTAAATTCATTGTTGGTATATACACTACCTCCAACATGATAACCAGTTACTTTATTTTGTACAAACATACGAGCATTGTAATTGTTAACTCTTTGCTCACAATATTCTTCAAATGTAATATCATTTTTACCAGAATCACTTAGATTATCATAATCTTCTTTTAGTTCATCAGTTCGTTCAGAAAGATATTGTTGGTCATAGTCAATTTTATTGATAACTGCTACCTTAGTCTCAGGAGATAAGTTAAGACTGATGATGATATTCGGATACATTGATGTAAGATCCAGATCAAACACCCACTCATAACGACCAGGCACAGGAGTCTTAACATAAGCTCCTTCAAATCCAACTTCGTCTTCATTTTCACCAGAATCTTCATCACGCATATCAAGCGGTTTATTTTTAGCAACTTCGCCTTTACGACGAAGATACATCAAAATAGCACCCTCAATAAATCTAGAACTTTTTTCGTAACATTCATACGGAACATGTCCCTTATGACAAATAGCTCGGGCTAACTCAATAAATTGTAGTTTCTTTTCAAGAGCCACAATGATTTGAACGTCGTTCAAGTTGTACTCAACATACTTGTTGATATCTTCTTTATATAGATTGTCTAAACTACCTCGGTAGGCAATTTTTTCCATACCAACAATTTTCTTACCAATTGCACCCAAAGCATAACTAGCTTCTTGTTTGATGTTAAGCTTCTTATACAAATTCATATAATCCAAATGAGTAACACCAGCGATTATCAATTTTTTACTATAATCGTTGATGTATACTGTGCCAATCGGACTCATTCTCTTCGCGTTATTTTGTCCAACAATATCCTTCATTCGTTTGTATAAATAAGGCATGTCAAACTGATCGCTGTTCCATCCAGTGACAATTGTAGGTTGAATTTCTTCCCACTTAGTCAAAAAGTGCATCAATAGACTTTCTTCATCTTGAAGACTAATTACTTCTCTGGTTTGATCATCAAAATGATCCATCTTACGATCACGATCCAAAATGAACGCGGTATATTTTTGCGTAACACTATCATAGATTGCGATAGCTGTAATTTCTTTATCGGCAGTTTCCATGTTTGGAAAACCGCCTTCAGTACTAACTTCAATATCCAAATAAAGAACACGATGTCCAATAGATGGTTCATCACTGTCTTCGTAACCATCAATCAGAATTCTTGTTTCAGGATGTACATCACTTTCAAATAAACTAGGATCTCTTGGTGAGAATTTATAAATTTTTTCCAAGGTATCGCCGTAAATACTTTTATACATGCCACGTTGAGATTTTCGATAGGCATACGGACGATATGGGAATTTAATCATTCCTTTAATATCGTCCCACAAGTAAACCGTATTTTCTTTTCGAGAAACAAATATATTCTGATACATTCTGTTATGTTATCTTCAATTTATTTAAAAGTCCATCAAAAATTAATTGATGTTCTTGTTTTATTTTTGGCTTACAATACATGAGTCGATCCATCAATCGTGAATGCTTAATAGTTACAAATAATTCTGGATCAAGTGTATAAGCGTTTATTATCTTTGGTTAACCAAGTTGACACATCCCCAAAGCATAGATAGTTCGTCATCAGTAAGTGAAGTAAGTTGATCTAGTCTCATTTTAATTTAATTCCAAATATATTTGTTTCATAATTAACAAACAATGTATTGTACAAAACATTTTGCAAATTATCAAACGTTTTCTTATGTGCTTGAATCTCATCATCTTCAGTTTCTTTTATACTAAAACTGTTACCCAAGCTTTTTAAACTACTGTCTTTTGGATTTAATACGATTTGAGGAGTAACCACCAAATAATCTCCAGCTTTAAGTTCTTTTTTCTTTTTACTGGATTTATTATCCAACACTGTTACAACACCCTCGTTTACAAATACTTGAGTATATTTTTCGCCAGATTTAATAAATAAATCCGCTTTACCAAAAGAAATGTTTACCATACTTGTACCAATTACGTTTTGATTGGTGTTTTTACTTGATACGTAAAGTTCTCCATTTGATGAAATATTAAATAATGATTCTTTTATTTTTACAACAGATGGTAATGTAAAATCGTTATGATATTGTATATTGTCTCCACTGAAATATACCGATGTAATTTCTCTCTGAAGCATGACTATTTGATGTGGTACCACATACAAACATTCAGAATTTGTATCGGTTATAACACTTAAACTGTTTTTAAGTGAATATGTTTTACCAATTGTAGTTGTAAATGCATTTAATTTATTATCTCGTATATCAGATATTTCAACTTTATTCGTTTTATCGTATAAAAACAAATTGTCGGCTTGTAATGTTAACGAACTCAAGATAGTCAGTAAATTTAGTATTTTTATCATATGTTAATATATAGTTGTTATGATTTGACTTTTGTCAAATACAGTTTAACATTAAAGAATGGAATTACAAGAAAATAAAAAGAAACGTGTCAGTTTTAGTCAATATGCTACATTTTTAAAATGTCCACATAAATGGAAACTAGACTATATTGATGGCCTTCGTGAGCGTGACGACAGTTTGAATACAACATTTGGAACAGCAATTCATCATGCATTTCAAACGTATTTGACAGTTTTGTACAATGACAGTGTAAATTCTGCTGAATCACTGGATGTTAAAAAACTATTTCAAGATAAATTTGCGGAAGAAGTATTGAAGGTAAAGGAGTACTCCGAAGAAGAATATACCGATTTTATTTTTGATGGGCATGATATTATAGATGTTTTTCTCAAATCGTCTAATAGAATTAAATACTTTCCTCACGGAGATTATGAACTGATAGGTATAGAAATTCCATTGGAAATTCCAATCAAAAATAATATTGATTTCGTTGGATTTATAGATTTAGTACTTAAAGAAAAAAATGTAGAACGATATCGCATTATCGACTTTAAAACATCAACGCAAGGTTGGAACAAATATCAAAAAGAAGATGAAAGCAAATATTCTCAACTTCATTTGTACAAAAGCGTTTATAGCAAAAAGTTTAATGTACCATTAAATGCGATTGACGTAGAATTCTTTATAGTTAAAAGAAAACTTCTGGAAGGTGTGTCATTTCCACAAAGTCGTATACAGATATTTAAACCCGCTAGTTCTTCTTCAGTAATAAAAGAGTCTATAAACAATTTTATTCAGTTCTTAGATCACGGATTTAAATCAGATGGTTCATACAATACTGACAACTCATATCCAAAAATTCCAGGAGATAGAAAGAAAAATTGTAAATATTGTACACATTATAAAAAAACGTGCGATGCCAAAGCAGATAAAGTTTGATATAAAATTATAATAAACATATGTACATATGTACATATATATATATTCATATACGTTATGGATCAAGTTGTAACCACAGTAAAATTAAATCTGGAATTGTACAATCAATTTAAAGAAGAAAATGTTCGTGGAAAGATATCTCTTCAAGATTTTGTAAACAAATGTCTTGAAAAATATTTAAACGACATAAATTTTCAAACCGAAATCAGCGAAAGTATCAGTCAAAAACTGAGTCACAACACTCCATTTTCTTTATCAAATAAAGGATTAAACCAATAAAGAAAAGTAATTTATTAAAAATATGAATATTAATAAAAAGAAAAAAATTTTATTATTAGCTGATGACCTGAGGATGCATTCGGGTATTGCTACAATGAGTCGTGAACTTGTATTAGGTACTCTTCATCACTATGATTGGGTACAGATAGCGGGTGCAATTGATCATCCTGAAAAAGGTAAGATCATTGATATGAAGGAAGCATGTGATCAATTAAATGGACGAAAAGATAACTATTTGAAACTATATCCTGCTAATGGATACGGAGATGAAGAAATGTTATTTCAAATTATAGCTTTGGAAAAACCAGATGCAATTCTACATTTTACTGATCCACGTTTTTGGGGGTGGTTATATGCTATTGAAAATCAAATACGAAGTAAAATTCCTTTAACATATTTAACAATATGGGACGATTTACCGTATCCAATGTGGAATAAACCATTTTATCAAAGTTGTGATGCTTTGTTTTCAATAAGTAAACAAACTTACAATATTAATAAATGGGTAATGGGTCCTGAAAATTGTACTACAGTTGAAGGTGACTTGGATCAAAATGGAAATATTATTAAAATTTAAATTTTATGCCTATAAAATCTAACAAAGTGCTTTTACATTATGTGCCACATGGCATTAATAGTAACGAGTTTAAACCAATTTCTAAAAATGATTCATTAGTTAATAAATTACGTAAAGAGTATTTAGGAAACGATGAATATGAGTTCGTAGTAGCATTTAATAGTAGAAATGCACACCGTAAACATCCAGCAAATTTGATAATGGCATTTAAGTCATTTTGTAGTTCATTAACTCCAGAAGAAGCTAAAAAATGTGCATTGATAATGCATACCGATAAAGTATGTGAAGCTGGAACAGACTTACCCGCAACTGTGCAAGCAGTGTGTCCTGAATACAAAATTGTAATTGATGAATCTCGTAGAACGCCAGAAGAAATGGTTGCATTTTACAATTTAGCAGATGTTACAGCTAACATAAGTTCAAATGAAGGATTTGGATTGAGTATTGCGGAAAGCATCATGTGTGGAACTCCTGTTATATCAACTGTAACAGGCGGTTTACAAGACCAAATTGGTTTAACAAAAGATGATGGATCGTCTATAGAATTTGATTTGGAGTTTGGAACAAATGTTACTGGCAGATATAAAAAACATGGCATTTGGGCAAAACCTGTTTGGACCAAAGTTCAAAATCTACAAGGTAGTCCTCCAACTCCATATATCATGGATGACCTATCAAATTATACAGACATAGCCGATGCTATTATGTATTGGTATTTGATAGGCAATGAGAAACGTGAATCATGTGGATTGGAAGGTAGACGATGGGCAATGAATGAGGGTGGTATAAACTCCATAAACATGTGTAATCAATTTATAAAAGCTATGGATTACACACTGGACAATTTTATACCATCAAAGTCATTTGACATATATACTGAAACTGGGTATGATATTAAAAATCTACCACAAGGAAAACTTGGGTTTGAATTATATAAAGTTGATATTGAAAAAATTAAAAGTGAATTAACATGAAAATTCAAGTTTTGAAAAATGAGACTTACGATGATGTAAGTAATTTACCCCAAAAAGGTACTGAACGTGCTACCGGATATGATGTTGTTGCTACGAGTGAACCAGAAATTATCGGTGAAAAAGTAGAAAATGGAGGTTATCGTCGTATTGATTATATCCAGTATAAAACCAATCTAAAATTAGCAGTTCAAAAAGAAAAAAAATCTTGGAATGGTATAAGTGTTGAAATGATTGATTATGATATACTAGCATTTCCTCGTAGTAGCGTTAGTAAATACAATCTAATATTAGCTAATTGTGTTGGATTGGTTGATGCAGATTATCGGGGTGAAGTGCTACTTCGTTTTAAATACCAGTGGCAACCAGAAGATTTAGATTTTGCTGGAGAAACTGTCATTGTTGGAAATCCAAATGTTGGCAAAATTTATAAAAATGGAGATAAAATTTGTCAACTCAAGGCAACAAAGGTAGAAAATATCGAATTTATTTTGGTAAATGAATTGGATTCTACAAGCAGAGGCGAGGGTGGATTTGGTAGTACAGATGTTAAAAAGTCCGATACAGCTGAAATCGCTGCAAAACAAATGTCTACCATGGAATTGTTATACAATAAAGTGGGAGGTGTACCAACGCCAAATAAAAAATACACTCAATTAGTTAAAGAAAGAGACTCACAACAATTTAATCAATAATATGAATAAACCAACATGTTTAATTTCAGGACCAGTGTTTAACCGAAGTGGATATGGAGACTGGGCTACAACAATAGCTAAATCTATAATTCGATATAATAAATTTGATGTTAAGATTGCACCAACTCGTTGGGGAAATTGTCCTAGCAAACGATTTATTGAAGATTTAACCGATCCAGAAGATAAAATATTATCAACCAAATTCCTCCAGGGTCCTCTGAATAAGCAACCCGATTTATTTATTCAGTTAACAATACCAGAAGAATTTCAACCGGTGGGTAAATACAATATAGGTATGACCGCAGGAATTGAAACTACTATTTGTCCTGGTAGTTGGATTGAAGGAATCAATAAGATGAATTTGACAATTGGATTGTCGAACCATGTTAAAAAAATATTCCTAGAAACGAAGATGGCTAGACAGTTGGAAAATGGTCAACAAGTTCCTGTGCAAGTTGAAAAACCAATTGAAGTATGTTTTTGGGGAGCAGATACAAATACATACAAAAAGACATCCGAAATCGTTGAAAGTGTTAACAATGTTTTATCTAAAATATCAGAAAAAAGCGCTTTCTTATTCGTTGGTCAATGGACGCACGGAGGATTGTATAACGATAGAAAAGACATTGGAAATTTAGTAAAAACTTTTTGCAATACATTCAAAAACAATCCCATAAATGATCGACCTTGTTTAATATTAAAAACAAGTGGTGCAAACTATTCAGTTGTAGACAGATATGATATTTTGGATAAAGTCTCTAAAATACGAAAAGGTGTTGGTGAAAACTGTCCGAATGTATATGTTTTACATGGCGAATTAAATGATGTTGAAATGAACTCATTATTAAACCATGAAAAAATAATATCACATGTTTCATTTACACATGGAGAGGGATTTGGACATCCGATGTTATTATCAACTTTAAGCGGCAAACCATTATTGGCATCAAATTGGAGTGGTCATTTGGACTATTTAAATCCACGATACGCTAATTTATTACCCGGCAATTTAACTCAGGTTGACAAAAAATCTGCAAATCAATGGATTCTACCAGAAAGTAAATGGTTCAAAGTTTCTTATGCACTTGCTGAAGATAAGTTCAAGCAAATTTATTTTGCTAGAAATAGTGATAAATTTACAAAAAATGCTGAGTTATTAAGACAAGAAAATGAATCTAAATTCAACTTAAAAGAAATGGATAAATTATTTTGGAGTATACTTGATAAGTATGTACCTCAATTTGCAGTAGAAAATCAATTTGTTTTGCCAAAGCTAAAAGCTATTGATCCACAGTCTTCCAACGAAAACAAGATTGTATTACCAAAACTAAAGATTGTTTAACATGTTTTTGTCATATCTAGTTACGTGTCACAATGAAACAACCAGCTTAGATAAGCTATTGTCTAAGCTGATACAAAATAAAAAGGATAACCATGAAATTATTCTTCTTGATGATTATTCAGATAATCAAACTACTCTAGAGATTATACAAAAATATAAAGAGTACGTAGTGTTTCATCAACATAAATTAGAGAAAAACTATGGCGCACATAAAAATTATGGCATAGAATTATGCAAAGGCAGTTGGATATTTCAACTTGATGCCGATGAATATCCAAGCGATCTTTTAATCGAAAATATAGATCTCATTTTAGAACAAAATAGTAATAATGAAGTTATATGGTTACCTCGTTTGAATTATTTTCACGGTGTAACTGACAGTGATATTTTGACATGGGGGTGGAATTTATATGATGGAATGATAAACTACCCAGATTTCCAGTCCAGAATTTTTTTGAACGCTTCTCATATTAGATATCAACGAAGATTACATGAAAAAGTGGAAGGATTTAAGAGTTATACATTTGTACCTCCACAAAAAGATTATGCAATCATTCATGAAAAAACTATCGAAAAACAGAGGCAGACAAATGTAAATTACAATAAACTATTTACAGAAGACGAAAATAGAGGTTACAACGTTAAATAATATGACTAATAAAGAACTACGGGCTAAATACGGAGATTACGTAAAACACAACTATTATACTTATCCAGATCATTTCTTTAGTCCAAAAGATGATTTCACATTAAATATTCCCGTATGGAGTTCATACTTCACAAGATTTTTAGATCAAGAAAATTTATTGTTTTTAGAAATTGGTACTGGACATGGTAGATCCTCGGTGTGGATGTTAGAAAATGTTCTAACCCAACCAAATTCCAAGATCATTACGGTCGATATTGAAGATGTACGCAGTTATAAAAAAGGTAGTCTATCATTTGATTTTGGAGAATCGTTATCGTTAACTTTAACACAAAACCTACAGCCCTATATAGATAAGAACAAATGTGAGTTTTATGTGACCGATTCAAAAGAGTTTTTTCGCAAATTATATGGTGGAACTTTAGGATCAAAGTTTGTCGGGGATCAACCAAAAAATAAATTTGATTTCATTTATTTAGATGGTTGTCATGATCCAGATTATGTAATGTACGAATCATGTATTAGTTTTGAATTGTTAAAAAGTGGTGGTTTGTTGTTATTCGATGACTATGGTTGGGGTAATTGTAGATATGGTATTGACGCATTTCTGAAATGTTATGAGGGTAAATACAATATGTTTATTAAAGAATGGCAAGTGTTAATTGAAAAACGATGAAAATTCAAATATTAGAATTAAATAAGCATCGCAATGAAACCACATTTAGACCATATCTAGGCGCATTAAAAACATTTAATGAGTATGGTATTGAATTTGTCAATACTAACCCAGATATCTATTGGGTTGGTCAAGCATCCGTTGTTGATAAAAAAGTAAGTTTAAACGAATCAATTGATAAAGGTACCAAATTTCTTGAAAATTTAGACGCACCATATATTTTGTTTGATGGACAGGATTCATCATCATTAATGGGTGTATGGGACGTATTCAAAAATGTACCTGGTTATAGACTAGCAAAAAACGTAGTATTAAAAGATTATTCATTATATACCAAACGTTATCCTAATGGTCGTTGGTTCTGGGGTGAAAGTGTAGATGGTTATAATATTGATATATCTGATGTTAGTCTTTTGAATGATAAATTGGTTCATAGTGGTACCAACTGGTTGAATACATTTGGAAACAAATTACCATTACCAACTCCCAGTAATAATAAACAATATGACGTTGCAGTCATGGTAGGATTATGTGGTGAAAACTATGAACATGGTATTAGAGTAGACGAACACTATAATGGTCCTCGTAGAAAACTATTTGAAGAAGTTAATAAATTAAAAGTTAACTTAATCACCACAGAAAAAACTGGTAAGATTGATAAAGAAAAATATATGCAAGTGTTATACAATAGCAAATTGTGTATATCTCCATTTGGTTATGGTGAAGTCAATATCAGAGAAGTAGAGTGTTTAGTTACAGGTACACCTATTATAAAACCAAATATTGATTGCGTTAAAAGTACCCCATTTGTTTATGGTGGTGGTATGAGCATGGATTGTGAATCCGATTATTCAAATATAAAAGAAGTTGTAGATTTTGCATTATCGAACTACAATTATATGTTGGATTTATTAAATCATCAACGAGAAGTATTTTTCCATAAATCGTCTGACAACTATATTGTAAACCATGTAATCAAAAATATTCTAGAATGAAACTATCAAAAACATATGTTATAGGCACACATGTAATGTTCTATGAGATAGAAATTTACAAAGAATTTATTGGTGGATTGATTAATCTAATCGAACCCGTTTCTAACAAAGAAAACATATATCTTCATTTTTGTTTTAATACATCTCAATACTTTGAAAAAATTGACACTAGTAAAATTGAAATTCACAGATTGTATGATAAATTTTACGAGGGTATACAAATGTTATATGATATCAATGTACCTAAAGATAACATCGTAATCAAATTAAAGACAGATAACGAAGACATTTATAATGTAGCAGACTACAGAAGAGATTTGAATTACAACTATTGTACCAAAGTAGATTATGTCATGTGGGGTGAAACCGATAGTTTCTTTCCAAAAGAAGCTTTTAATGTAATCGAAAGTGTTGCTCAATATGGTCAAAATGCCAACATACACAAATACATATTAAGTTTTGCGGATCGTAAGATGTGGGATGATACATGGAAGGTTACAGAACACGTTGATTATGAAAACATTAAGTTCGTTGATACACCAGATCAAGTAGACAACAAGAACTATGCAAAATCTAGTCTTTCCATAGAAGAAATGAATAGTATAAATGCAAAAACTACGGAATTTGATATAAGAGCTTTGTCTCAACCAAAGATTGATGGTAGTTGTTTAGTATTATCATCGGATCTGGTTAAGTCTGGTGTAAATCTACCACATAGTTTATTACTATATGGAGATGATTCTAGTATTGGAGTTATATCCAAACAAATCATGGGAGATAAATTTATTCAATTTGTTGTGAAGAATATACTCAAAGTTCATGCTAGAAGACATCCAAATAAACGTTTATATATACTAAATGAAGATAACCCCAGAGGATTCTGTGGTGATAAGAAGGGTAAGTGGTCACAAATATTGGATCAACACTCAAAGTTTAATCTACACAATATATTAAACTCTCAAAACAAATTTTATACATTTAAAGACGTACTCGGCAAATTATGACAATAGATGAAATACTAAATCTTGTACCAGATAAATTTGAACACAAAACAACCACTTCAAAGAAGTTCAAGCGTGATGTTTTTGAATTTTTTGATAAACCAGAGTTTAAGAACAAAGTTGGATTGGAAATTGGATCAAACTTGGGTTATACCACATTTATTCTAAGTTTCTTATTTAAACAAGTCTATGGTATCAACGAAAAGGAATTTGATAAAGCGGATGAATTCTGTAAACGTAATGGCAGAACCAACGTAAAGTTCTTTGGCCAAGACGTATACAAAGATGGTCTTCCTGTTGATACTGCCGATGTAATTATGGTGGATGCTCTCCACACCTACGATGCCATCCAAATGGATGTATATAACGCCCTAAAGTTGAAATCAGACGGTAAGAAGTACTTCATCTTTGACGATGTGGGTGCATATCCAGAAATTATTAACTCAATTAATGATCTATTTGATCGTAATGTTATAAAACCAATAAAAAAGATTGGTTATAGTGATGAAGAGTCTTTCACCAGAAAACTATATGATTGGGAAGGAGTGATTTGCGTAGAAGTATGAACATTTGTTTTATCAGTCAAAATGGCCATCGTGATAAAGTACATAGAAGTTTCCCCAACTGCCGTACTGAATTTGCATGGCAGATCGCATTAAATGCAGACCATTACAGCTTTCAAGATTGGTTACAATCAACCAAAGAGAACTATGATTTGATAATTGTTATATTACCCAAGAAATTAGAATTGGTCGATACAAACATATTGTTAGAAAGTATAAAATCTCGGGGTAAGAAGATAACAACCATGCAGGAAGGACCAGCTTGGTATTATCAAGATTACAAATACGTTGATCAAGTTAATTATATAAATTTTCTAAGCGAGATGGACTTCTTGTTGACTCACAACAAGAGTGATATTCCATACTTTAAAGGCATATTCAATAAACCAACATATAATCTACAATCATTAATGATCGAAGATACTATCAAAGATGTAGATAGAGATAACAATGGTATGCCTATTATAGGAGGTAATTTCTGTAGTTGGTATGGTGGAGTCGATAGTTACTTTGTAGCACAAACATTTTATAAACCTATCTTTATTCCAAGTATGGGTAGAAAGATAGAAAATGAAGACCAATTTCCAAATCTACATCATTTACCATATATGATGTGGAACGAATGGATTAAAGCCCTTGCCAATTTTAATGTGGGTATACATTTGATGCGTACACATGCAGCTGGTACATTCGCACTAAACTGCGCTTATTTGGGTATACCATGTATAGGATATAAAGGATTAGATACACAACAAATATTACATCCAGAGTTATCAGTGGATATTGGTGATATTGAACAATCGAAAAAACTAGCAAATAAACTTAAAACAGACATTTCTTTTTATAATTTGTGTTCAGAACAATCTAGAGAATTATATCAAATATATTATACAGAGCAAAAATGGTTGGAAAACTTTAATAAAATCTATGATCAAATCAAAAATTAAAATCGGTATCGTTGGTTATGGTTATGTAGGTAAAGCATTTCATGCATTCTTCAAAGATCATTATGAAGTGGTAATTCGTGATCCACTATATCCTAACTCAGTATCGAAAGAGGAAATTAACCAATGTGAATTGGGTGTGGTTTGCGTACCAACACCATCAAATACTGATGGTAGTTGCGACACAAGCATTGTGGAAGAATCTGTATCATGGATGACCAATCCTATTATTCTTATCAAGTCAACCATTGAAATTGGTACCACTCGTAAATTGATTGAGAAGTATAATAAAAACATCGTATTCAGTCCAGAATTTGCTGGAGAATCAAAGTATTGGACTCCACAAGGTTTTACTACCGATGTTAAACAAACTCCATTCTTCATCTTTGGTGCTGACAATAAATCGGTTGGCCATCGATTGGTAGATATTTATATGCCTATTACAGGTCCAAGCAAAACCTATAGAGTTACAGATAGTATCAGTGCGGAAATTACCAAATATGTAGAAAACACGTACTTTGCAATGAAGGTTGCATTTGTAAATGAACTATACGATTTGTGTGAAAAGAGTGGTACACATTGGAGTGAAGTACGTGATCTATGGTTGTTGGATCCAAGAACCAATAAGTCTCATACAGCCGTATTTGCCAACGAACGTGGATTTGGTGGCAAGTGTTTACCAAAAGATACAAAGGCTGTGGTTGGATATGGTGACAAGATCGGCGTAGATCTTTCTATTCTAAAGACAGTATTATCAAGTAACGAACAAATGGTAAAACGCAATGGCTAAGAATTGTATAATGATGGTAGCTATTGAGGATGAATTATCAAAACATTCTCATAAGACTTATTTTGAACATACTATCAATAGTTGGCAATATTATTGTGATAAGCATAATATTGACTTTTATGTAGTTAGAAGCAAACGACCGGACGTAAAATATAGTGTTTGGCACAAAGAGTTTGTTTTTGATTATGTTGGAGACAACTACGAAAAGATTGGTGTGGTTGACTTTGACACTATGGTCAAATGGGATGCTCCTAATATTTTTGATTTATATGATGATGAATTCTGCGGAGTATTAGATAACGTGTCAATTCAGTGGATAGACAAGAGTCTTAAGGCTTTTAGATCATCATTTACGGAATTGTCTGCTGTACCGATGACATTATCTCAATATATCAATGGTGGTGTATTGTTCTTTCATAAATCTCATAAACCTTTGTTTGACAAATTGAAGAAGTTTTATTTGGATAACAAGGAAACTATGGATAACTGGAGTATTCCCGGCGTTGGCAAAGAACAAACAATTTTAAATTTGTTCTTGGTTAAAGAAGGTGTAAAAAGAAAAACACTACCTTATTGTTGGAATACGGTGGGTATGGTGAAAAAGGGAATGTTGTGGCATAATGATAAATTGGATGATAAAACAACGTTCTTATTTAAATATGGTTACATTTGTCACTTTACGGGTATACCAATTGTAGATAGAAATAATCTAATCAACGAAGTCTGGAGTAACATAAAACAACAATACAAATGAAAAATATTATATTAATACCAGCCGTTGTTTCTTCAAATAAAGAAAAGAAACTTCGTAGTACGCCTCTAATCAATAAAATCTATGAATATAGCATAAATAGTTGGAAACATTTTGCTAAACAACACGATTGTCAAGTGGTTGTATTGGACCAGCCTTTGATGGATACCAACATTACCAGTTTAGCATGGCAACGTTATTATGCATTGGATTTATTAGAACAAAGTGATATCAAATACAATCAAGTGTTAATCGTTGATGCAGATACGATTGTACATCCAAATTGTCCAAATTTCTTTGAAATGACCAACAACAAATATACGGGGGTACACGATGGTGTTGTATATGAATGGGTAATTCGTAGTACCGAATGTTATAGTAAATATCTGTTTAATGATTATAAGTTAGACATCTGGAAATATATAAATGGTGGTTTTCAAATATTTAATGAATCACATAGAGAACATTTAGATTATTTAAAACAATTTTATTTGGAAAACCGAGAGAAGATATATGGTTTGGAATCTACAATTAAACTTGGTACAGATCAAACCCCAATGAATTTCTTATTACAAATGAGAAATATTGATGTAAATATATTACCATACGAATTTAACATGATGGGATTACATCTGACCGAAGGATTATATGATGATTTACCATTTACAAAATTCGGATGGGTATATCATTTTAATGGAATTCCAGATAGTTCCGGATATGGAGGCAATGTTCACCATTGGATGGAAAAAACTTATAATAAATTATTCAATTAATATTGACGTTTGAAAAATGTTCGCACCATTTATAAAATGTACTTCCGTTATTGACATTACCAGATAGATTTGTTTTAGAAAGTAATATCATATCTATAAATGCGTCTACACTACACTGATTATCTCTTAAAGAATTATAATTTGTACTATTGTATTTTTGATCAAAGTATTTAACATTCCAATTAATATTCGGGTTTAATTTTTCGGTATACGAGTTTTTTTGTCTAAATATTACATTTTTGTAGATAGATAGATCTTCTTCTACTTGTTTTTCATCTGTACATATCAAAATTTTTTTATTTTGATTTAACTCTATAAACTTCCTAGCACGTTCAATATTATTGTTTCGTTCTGGAAAATCAGAAGCTCGTATGTGTAAACCATATACATTTTTATTTAAACCATGTGCATTTGCAAATTCATTAATTTTAGATTTAACGTCGGACTTTATTTTAAACGTATTTAAAAATATGTTCAAATTATTTGGAGACATATCCATTGCTTTGTGACACAAATATAAAAAACTATCTGGTGATTTGCGAATATCAAACGATTCGTATGGTATACATTTTCTTCTAAAATCAAATGACTTTGTTGTAAAAATCGGAAATGATAGGTCAATTATATCATCAATTTCTTTAAAAGATGTAAAGTTTTTAATCGGATAATTAAACTCAAAAATTGAATTTAAATCTAAATTTCCGACATTACTATTTACATTTAATATTAAAAGTTTCTTATTTAATCTTCTTGATAAAACCAGACCGCTAAATAATGATCCTAATTTGTTACCAAAACCCGCAAATAAAACAGGTAAAATAATATTTTCCATAACTATAAAAATATATATATAGACACAAATTTTTAAAAACTTGTTATATGTTTATCAATGACTTTGAATCGTTTAAAAAAATAGTAAATAATTACGCATCAATCACCATAAATCGGGGTAAAGATGGTTTTGGATCACAAATGTATGCCACTATTATTGGATATCTGGCTACAATGCATGTTAATAAAAAATATTATTATTCCAATCTGTCGCCAATTACTTTAAAAAATGTAGGAACTTTGAGAGAGAGAACGATTGACTCGAATGTTTTGTTGAACAAAATAATGACTAATTTAAATGTAAAACACATATCTTTAAGAAATAAATTAGAATCTTGCATACAAATACAATTGCCTTATGCCTGTGTCACACAAGAAAGTTTTTTGAACGATCATCACAGAAAGTTGCAAGATTCTTGGCCGATGCCTAAACCTGATTTTTTTCAGGATTATCACAATATATGCATACATATGCGTCGTGGCCAAGATACTAATGTGAATGATAAACATCGATGGATAGATTCTGGTTTTTATGAAAAAATGTTAGAGACGTTGTTTGTCAAATATCCAGCTTCAAAAATTCATATTTTTTGTTGGGGCGATTCTGGTTTATCTCATATAAAAAATGAAAATTTGACAATACATAATTCGGATGGTTTTAATTTTATAAATGACTATAATGCATTGGTTCACGCCGATATGTTAATCGTAGCCGGTAGCACTTTTAGTATAAGTGCGGCATTCTTTAATAAAAATTTAATTTTATGTTCAAATGACATTGTTAAATTTAATTCGTCAGACAATATGAATTGTAAAAAGGCTCCTTTTCCAGACTTATGGGAAAAGAATTATAATGATGTTTTAAAATAAACTTAACTTTTTAGTTAAAGATAGTTATAAAATACTGATACTAAGTTCGTTAATTTATGAAAATTGCTTATTGTTTTTATGGAAATGTTGCGGGATTAACTAAAAAAGCCGGTGAAAAAACAAACGGATCTGATGTAGTATTAGAATACTCCAACAATTCATTTCGTAAACACGTATTGAATAATGATAAATTTGATTTTTTTATTCATAGTTGGAATCCAGAATTAACCGATAGTTTTGAAAAATATTACTCGCCAAAAGTATTAGTCTCGGATTCCCAGATGATTTTTAATATACCAAAACATTTAACAAATAATCTTAGATCTCAATCTCATTATAGTAGATGGTATAGCACTAAAAGAGTTATAGATGTAAAGAACAATTATTGTAAAGAAAACAATGTCAAATATGACTTGGTAGTATTAGCAAGACATGATTTATATTGGTTAAAAAATATTGATATGAGTTTGATTGATAATAATTATATTAATTTTGATCAATGTTATGCTAATGGTGGAAAGTTTTCTACTAATATTCACGTAGGAGATAGACTCATATGTTCAAACGATGATAATATTAATTATATATCCGAGTTGTATGATAAATTAGAAGAATATACTCGTCCGGGTCAATGTCCACAATATCGTGAAATTTCCAGTCATTTTTGTATACCATGGCATTTAAAAAAGAAAGATTTAACCAGTTTGATTAAATTTCCATATACTTGGTGGGGCGATGGATTTTCAGAAAAAGAAAAAGCATCATTTACTCTTGTAAGAGATTATTATAGATTATTAAAATGAATAAAACATTAAACACAGCAATAAATTTAATTAATAAAGATCACAAACACATCTTAGAATTTGGCGTCCATTTCGGCGGAACTATCGCTCAAATTAGAAGATCTGTACCTGTTGATTATCAAGTTTTTGGATTCGATTCTTTTATTGGTTTACCGGAAGATTGGACAGGAACACATCATAAAGTTGGAGCAATGACTACAAATGGTTCAATACCAAAGGTAGAAAACGTTACATTTTACAAAGGGTGGTTTAAAGATACAATACCGGAATATCTAAAGATAGCTAAACCAATATCATTATTACATATCGATTGCGATTTATATAGTTCAACAATAGATGTATTGTATGGACTAAAAGACTTTATCTTACCATCTACAATATTAGTATTTGATGAATGGTATTATAATCACCACGATATTATAGAAAACAGACAACACGAACAAAAAGCATTCTTTGAATGGTCTAAAGATTTAAATATTAAATATGAAATCTTGGTACAAATTGAAGATGAACGAAGAATTATTAAAATTGTATGAATATAAAAGAAAATAGACCTTGGGGAAATTATATAGTTTTACTTGACGATGAAAAATGTAAGGTCAAGAAAATAACCATAAACGTTGGACAAGCGCCGAGTTATCAATATCATTTTAAAAGAAATGAATATTGGATTGTCACAAAAGGTACAGGCACACTTAAGTTAGATGATGTAGATCGTGTACTAAAAGAAGGTGATGTAATCTTTATACCAAAGTTAAGTAAACACCAATTTAAAAATACAGGAGATACAGACTTAGAATTTATTGAAGTTCAAACCGGAGAATATTTTGGAGAAGATGATATTGTAAGATTGGAGGATAAATATGGACGTAAATAAAAAGACCGTATTAATAACAACTAGTGGTACAGGAAATAGGCTCGGAAATTTAACCAAGTATACAAATAAAAGCTTGGTGCGTGTTGGTAGAAAACCAGCTATTTCATATATAATAGAATCATATCCAGACGATACCGAGTTTGTGATCACAACTGGATATTATGGAGATCATGTTAAACAATATCTTAAATTAACATATCCAGAAAAATCTTTTACATTTTGCGACGTAGATAAATTTGAAGGTAAAGGTTCTAGTCTTCTTTATTCAATGTATTGTGCGAAAAATAATTTACAAAAACCATTCATATTTCATGCGTGTGATACTATTTTATCTAGTCCACCTATATTTGTCCCAAATGAAGATGTAAATTGGTGTATATCTTCACACACTACTCATAGTGAACACTATAGAACGCATAAAATAGTAAATGGATTACCTCGTATCATGTGTATTGATGAAAAAGGAAGTAATGAAAATACACACGCACACGTTGGTATATCAAAAATAAAAGATTATGATTTATTCTGGAGTATTACAGAAGATTTATTGAATAATTTTGTAGAAGACCAATCGTTGTCGGATTGTCATGTGATAAATAAAATGATAGAACTCGGTCATAGATTTGAACCATTATTTATTACAGATAAGTCTTGGTTAGATATTGGCAATATTTCTTCATTAAACCATGCAAGAGAACATATTTTTGATAAATTTCATATACTTGATAAAGACGATGAATCAATTTTTATACTAAACGGATCCGTTGTGAAGTTTTTTCATAATAAAAAAATGGTAACCAATAGAGTGAATAGATTGAAACACCTAAAATCATTCGGTCCAAAATTATTAGATTATAGTGAAAATTTTTATAAGTATAAATATATTGAAGGTAAGGAAACTTCTTATATTATTGACACAAACGAATTCAAAACTTTATTAAACAATTTACATAATTATTGGACTGTTATTGATAACGATACATCATTTGTTGAAAAAACCAGAAAATTTTACTTTGATAAAACAAAAGAACGTGCTAATCAGTTTTTAACAACAAACAAAATTAAAGATCAGGAAGTAATAATAAATGGTTTACATATACCAAAACTTTCTGATCTCCTAAATAAAATTCCTGTTGATTTAATTACAACAAATAAAAAATACTACTTTCATGGAGATTGTGTATTAGATAATTTAATTATCACACCGGAAAAAGATATTAAATTTATAGATTGGAGGCAAGATTTTTGTGGAGATATTGATGGTGGGGACGTTTACTATGATTTAGGTAAACTTTCACATTCATTAACATTGAACCACAATTTAATATCAAAAAATCTATATAGTTATAAAGAATTTGAATTAAATGGTGTCAAACATATCGAACTGGACATTTTAAGAAAATCTACACATGTTGAATTTGAAAAAATGTTTACACAATTTGTGGTCGATAATGAATATGACATAAAAAAAATTAATATAATTAAATCATTAATATGGATTAATATGTCTCCATTACATCACAATCCGTTTAATTATTTCTTGTATTACTTCGGTCTTTTAAACCTAAACAAAATACTGAATGATTAATCAATGTAAACTTTATATAGGATGTGTCAGTCGTAATACAATCGACGCAACAATTGAGTATACGAATGAATATAATGTACCGCTCGGATTAATACCTAGTCGTAGACAAATTGATTATGATGGTGGCTATGTTGAATTTACATCCCAACAATTGAATCAATATGTACACTCAAAAACAAATAATGTAATCTTACAAAGAGATCATGGAGGTCCATCACAGGGAAAGAAAATAGATGATGGAATTATATCTTTTATTGACGATTGTAAATATTACGATCTGTTACATATAGATCCGTGGAAACAATACTCTGATCTGGAAGCGGGTTTACAAAAAACTAAAGATTTGATTGAACTATGCATTGCAAATAATTACAAAGGACAATTTGAAATTGCCACAGAACAAAGTATCAGAGAGTTTGATGTGAAGGAGGTCGAATATCTTATACAAAAACTTAAACATTATCCAATTAAATATATTGTAATACAAAGTGGTACTTCTCTAAAAGAGAATAAGAATACAGGAATATATGACAAAACAAAATTAAAACATTTTTGTGGAATAGTGTCAAAATATAAATGCCTATCCAAAGAACATAATGGCGATTATATGGATAACGATCTAATACGAAGTAAGTTTGAAAACGGATTAGATGCAATAAATATAGCACCGGAATTTGGGTACTATGAATCCAATCATTATATCGAATCTATCAAAAAGTATGATAAAAGTTTATTGACTAGATTCTACGATTTATGTTATGATAGTAATCAATGGAAAAAATGGATAAATAATAATTTTGATATAACTGATAAAGAGAAATTAATTCTCATCTGTGGTCATTATGTATTAGAAAACCCAATTTTTATATCAGAAATTAAAAACAAATTACCAGATTTGTCAGTTGAAATTAAATCTATAATGAAATCCAAAATTAAAGGAGTATTAAAATGAACGAAGATTTACCAAAAACATTATTTTTAGACATTGACGGAACACTTGTAGAACATAAAAATCCTCATTTAACATCATTACCATCACATAAAATGAATGTTTTGGATGGTACAATAGATAAACTATTAGAATGGAATAAAAAAGGATATACAATTATATTAACCACGGGAAGAAGAGAGAGTAATAGAAAAGTAACCGAAAATCAATTACGTGAAGCTGGTATTTTTTACGATCAGTTAATTATGGGAGTTGGCAGAGGGCCAAGAGTAGTAATAAACGATATTAAACCAGAAGGAACATTGACTGCCTTTTCTGTAAATTTAATTAGAAATGAAGGTGTGGGTAAAACAAATATTTAATTATGAAAATTGCATACTGCATGTCGGGATGTATTGGTGGTTTAACTGGAAAAGCTGGAGATAAAACAGATGGTAGCGATCAAGTATTAAAACTAGCGTCTACGCAATTTAATAAAAATATTAAATATAACGAAAATGATACCATTGATACGTTTATATTTTCATGGGATACGCATTTAGACATCGAATATAAGCATCAATACAATCCCAAAAAAATATTAACACAAGAACAGATTAAATTTAACATTTCATCTAAGAGTGAGAATGGAAGATTTCAATCACATTATAGTAGATGGTACGCCGTTAAAAAAGTTGTAGAACTTAAAAATCAATATGAATCTGAAAACGGTCCTTACGATTTAACTATATTAACCAGACTCGACATGTATTGGCTTAAATCATTAAATTTAAGTCAATTAAATCCCAACGTTGTTAATTTAGACCAATGTATATTTCGTGGATCATTATATGGATCGATTAACTCACAAGAACTAGGTGACAGATTTATAGCTAGCAATTCGGAGAACATTAATAAAATAGCTACAATATATGATCGTTTGGATGAATACGTAAAAAATGTACAAATGTATAGAGATATCTCCAGTCACTTTATAATACCACACCATTTAAAACAAATTAATCTTCGTGACAAAGTTTCATTTCCATTTATGTATTATACACCAAGTTATGATCAAAAGTATGAAGATTCCCATTGTACACTCGTAAGATACAGAAAATAATACGTTTTACAATTAAAAAAAATACATATAAAGTATGAGTCTTAATATAAGTTTTATTTTACCGAGTCGAAACAATCTAAAATATTTAAAGTGGTGTTATGACGCACTTAGAAATAATCTAAGCCATAAAGAACATGAAATATGCGTTGCAGATGATGCAAGCGACGATGGTACGTGGAGTTGGTGTCAAGAAATGATTAAAGTTGATCCACACTTTAAAGCAATCAGAAACGAAGGACCAGCTAGAAAAGGTATGACAGAGTTGTATAATACTCTGGTACAAGATGTAGCTACATATGACGTTGTGATGATTTACCACGCAGACATGTATATTTCAAAAAATGCAGATCTTCTAATTGAAAAACATTTAAAACCACAATCGGTTGTTTGTTTAACCAGAATAGAACCACCCTTGCACCCAGGCGGACCAGAGAAAATAGTACAAGACTTTGGATTAGAACCAGAAACTTTCAAAAAGGAAGCATTTGATAAATGGTTCATTGATTCAAAAATGTCACGTAGAGATAAAACTACAGAAGGGGTGTTTGCACCATGGGCAATTTATAAAGAAGACTTCTTGAGTATTGGTGGTCATGATCTTTTGTTTGCTCCAACGTCCAAGGAAGATAGTGACATATTCAATAGATTTTTGTTGAAAGGATACAAGTTTATTCAGTTATGGGAAGCTTGTGTATATCATTTGACCTGTAGAGGTAGTAGATTTAATCCAACCATTACCAGTATCGGAAAAGATAGTGAAGAGTGGCAAAATCAAAATGTCAAGAGTGCCAGAAACTTCATTCGTAAGTGGGGTCATTTTGTTAAACATAACGATACAATGAAACCGATTGTTCCTAAACGATATGATGTGGGATTTGTAGTTAAAAATTGTGATTCTTATAAACTAGCTTTGTTGGAGCCATGGTGTGATACCATATATACAGATGTTCCATATGACCAATATATAAATGTGGAACAGAAAAATACAAAATTCGATTTAAAAAGAAAATTGAAACGATATGACGATATTAAATCGAATGACATTATAATTGAATTTGATGGAACTCGTTTGACTAATCAAGCATTTGAATTTTTCAACAATCTACAATTAATTTTAGAAGATAGTGGTCAAGTTGGTCAATCTGAATTTGATATGTTCAAATTTAAAATAAGAGACTTAACAGATTATAGTAAATCTTTGATTGATATTAAAAATGAGTGGTATATACAAAAACTAATTTAAACTATGAACTTAACTGATTTTAATATTCCCTTGATATGTTTTGTATCATTCATACTAGTAGTTTGGTTTGAAAGTGATATAATACAAACCATAGCAAACCTAACCAAAACCAGAAGTTTGTTGAAAATAAACGAGTATCATAAATACAAACTGGAAGTTGATGTTATGTCAAACTATCCCAATTTTTTATATGAACAATATCCTGGATATTTAACTAAATTATTAAGTTGTCCAATATGTTTGTGTTTTTGGACAACTTTAACAGGATTGGTTATATTAACTATTTCATTAAATAATCCGATCATTTTATCTTTATTATTAATACCGGTTAATTACATATCAAGTCTTTTAATATATTTATCTATTAAAAAGCTACTATGAATATAGGAAGTTATCAAGCATTTTTAGGGTTTATAGGAAAAGATACAGTTCCTATGGTTGACAGATTACAAAATTGTGTAAAACAATTAAACATCATTTGTAACTGTCAACGATCTAGAAAATCACAAAAATCAGAAGAATGTAATAAAATTTACATAGATTTAGTAAATTCTACAGTTGGTAACTTAATAGATTATTTAAAAACAAAAACCACCGACAGTGAAATCATTTTTTCACACAACGGCAGTCACGAAATAAAACGTATAAAGTTAAGATAATACATTGATATTCTTTAATGCAATTTTAACTTTATCTCTGATGTATGGGTGGTCTTCTAACTTTAGATCACCAATCATATCGGAATAATCTTCCCATTCAAATGCGTAATCCGCTTTACTTTTTACTTTTGGATTATTAAACAACTCATGTTCATTTGGAGCAGCATTGTAAATTTTAACAGGTTTTGAGGTTGAAATTCTACGTTTAGACGGAGCAGGTGACATTTTAAATTTGGTAATATGAATTAATTTACCACATTGTTTATACTTTAACCACGTACATTCGTCATTTGGATATACATCGTAACGTATATCTGTGATAAAAATCACATCCGATTCACTTTTGCCAATTCGTTGTTCAATCTTATTTGTCCAATATGTTCCACCACTTATTTTTCTCATTACGTCTCCATATGCAACTAACATCGGACGTATGATGTTTTTTTCTTCCGCATTTTCTGTAAATACGTCTATTCCAGTTTTAGATTTGATCAAATCTTTAAGATCACTCTTTAATTCATATGCCAAAGCATATTTTTCACTTGTTATTTTATTTTCTTTAAGTATTGATTGAGCTACACTTGTAAACAAATCTTTTCCACTTCTAGCTAATCCGGATATTCCTATAAGTTGTTTCATATTTATTCGAATAATTTTTCCACTTCTTTTTCGCTATAACCAAAATCTTGAATCAAGGTTACTAATTCTTTAATACCAGATTCAGTCGTAATAAGTATATTGTAATAATCAATACCATCTTTTTCACCCACTTTAAATTTATTACATATACAATCCAATATTGTTTTATTTACATTCTCAGTACTCTTTTTTATGTATTTACAGAATTTTCTACCTTTCGGTACAATATCAATTAATACTTTATAAAACTGTTCATCTGGAATAACTTGAAAGTATTTTGATAGTATCGACATTTCTTCAATCAAATTAACATCCATACTTAATATTCGTATTATCATATACTTGTTAAACGATTTACGTTCTTCATCGGACAAGCTTATATAATAATTTTGATCTTTAATTTCACGTATATGATTTATATGATCAAAAAGTCCTCTAATTTTTGTTTTTATCGGAATGTCTTTTTTCTTTGACTTCATTATTAATGATTCTATAGTTACGTTTTAACAATTCAACTTCTTTTAAAACAGATGTTAGTTTTTCGTTCAGTAAAACAATATTATCCGATATCGATATAAAATTATCATCCGTCTTTTTTAATAAACGTATGAATAAAAATATTGATACAAAAGAAAATGTGGTTGATATTATTAGTATCAACCACATCAAACCCATATTATGAGTTTCGTTCATTCGATAACAATTAAGCCTTGTATCCAGTGGCTAGCACGTCACGAAGCGCTTTGATTTGACGACCATTCAAATCAATACGAGCTTCGCCAGTTCGTAGAGTCAAACGTGCGGCCTTCTTAGCTCCAGCAAGAGGAGTAGAGAGATAAAGCTCAACGCCAGTTGAATTATGGCCTACGAAGTTAGTCTTGTTACGAGTATTTGTACGAGTATACATATTTATTTTCCTTTTATTTTTTTGTTTCGTTAGTTGTTCGCTAACTTAAATTAATATTAACACATACACTTGAGTCAGTCAACAAGTTTGATTAATTATATTCCAAAGTCTTTTTCAGCTTTTTCTAAAGCATAATCTTTAGCCTTGAACTCAAATTCAAAGTCTACATCTAAATTTGCATATTCAGTTGGAATGCTAGAAACATAATCCGCATGAGCACGTGGATTACTGTTTGTAACATCGTTATCACTAAAATGAAATAGTGGTCGATACTTGCCCCAAGTAGAACATGCTAGTTTAGTTGCTTCTTTAGCAGATAATTTGCCCGGATTACAACGATAGTGTAAATTATCATGTGTAATCGGAATTCCGGTGTTCATGTAAATATACTCATGTAACTGTTCAACATTCCAGCTATTACCTTTATCTTCGTTCTCAAGTACCAGTCTAGACCTCACATTATGTGGTAATGCTTTATACACATCAATAAAACGCAATGCGATGTCTTTTAGATTACCTTTATAACAGTTCATATGAATGTTGATAGGAGCCTCATAAGATTGTGGCAAACCAAACAAATCCATTACAGTCGCATGTGACTTCAATTCAATTATAGATTTTTCTACAACCGAACTATTTCCGCTAGCTGGCACAACAAATTGATCTGGATGTGTACTACACCGAATATTGTTCTGTTTGATAATATCCGATGCAGTTTTAAATTCGTTGTATATAGAATTTTTATCTGGCAGAATGTCAAATGACAATTTTGCTTCAGGAAGCGTTGCTAGTGGAAACAAATCGCTGGAAATACGATAATTCCAGTTTTTTCCAGCACAATACGACAATATTTTTTTTGTTACAGTAACATTATTAAGTGTTCGTTTTGAAACAATATTTACCGCGTCGTTTCTTTCCAACAGAAGAAAACGAGTTTTAGTCATGGTATTAGCCTTAACACCAGATTCTTGCAGTTTTAGAGAAATACAACAAAGTGATTTTTTCATAAATCTATGATAACACAAACTTTACAATAAATCAAGACTATCGTCCAACTTCTTTAAAGAAATTTTCCTTAGCTTCTTCATAAGACATACCAATCATTTTATTATAAAAATGAACGGTTGTTTTTAAATTGCCCTCTGACTTTAATTTTTTATATCTTTCTATAGCCTTTGGCTTCCACCAATCAGTTACACCCTTGGTATCATTTTTAAATAGTTCTTTCATCTTCAACTGCTCATCATTGATCTTATTTTGAAGATACTCTTTGGTGTTTTCATAAAAACAACTGTAATATACACCTCGTTCGTATCCATGTTGATATGCACTTTGTTTAATTCCACACTTATTGAAAATCATTGATATGACTCTGGATTTGGCTCCTGTTACAGGCCCAGAAACACCCTCTTTTTGCGTCATAGCATTGTCATATTTTTCACTACAATTTTCTTTTACCCATTCGTGCCAAATTTTATAAATATCTTCATCTGGTTTAATTGCAATCTTACCAGCACTAGATCCACACTTGTGCCACCATTTTAAGCTATTATACATACTATAACTACCATACAATGATGTCGTAGTCATTCCCACAAGAGTTTGATTATATAGAGACTTCCATATATTTCTTACCGTAGATGTAGTAATCATCGCAGCAACCAATTTACCTCCTAGAAAGTTATATCCAATTGGTTGTGTACTCATTATACAACTACCAATTGCACTATGAGCCAACTTTTTATCTTTTATCTTATTATCAGTTGACCATCCAATATATGTGTCACGATCATTTATAGCAATAACATCGCTAGAAACACTTATTACTCCAATATATCGTGGATTATCCACATTACCATCGGTGACCAAAAATTTTAAAAATCTGCCTGGAGTTTGATCAAAACTCATTGTATGACCAAATACACGTAACATAGTCCAATCATCATTTAGCATTTTATTATCAACGTGTACCAATGTTGGATTGCATTGTACAATTTCCGATACTGTTAAAGATTCGTCTTCAAAATCAGTTGGTGTCCATATCTTAGCTTTTACAATATTAGCCTTAGATGAACAATCTGAGTATAATTGTATTTCTTGCCATTTTTTGTAAAAAGTTTGTTCTTCAACCGACATAGCCTTTAATTTATTTAAATTATCCACCAACCTTTTTTTATTAGTTTCAAAATCAAATGATTCTATGCCAAAAAACTCTTGTAAAATATCCATTTTATTCCGTCTTTCTATTGATCAATTTAAATTCCAAAGTCAATTTATTTTTTGAAGAATTAACTTTTTGTATTTCCCACTTTTCTTTCATGGTATCTATGTACTTGTTAGTACCGTTGTCTACATATTCTACAGGAATTTTTAATTCCAGTAAATCTTTTTCATCGTATACAATAAAATGTTTTCCTTTTTTATCCAAATATAACAGTATTTTGTTTTTAGTTGCCATATAATATTATATAAATAGAAACGCCGTACACCTTTTAAATGTACGGCATTACATATAATTTATATATTTTGTTATAAATTAAACGGTTGCAGTTTTTTCAGTATCAACGTTAACCACAATAACTGTATTTTCATTGTTATTCGTAGTTGAATTGGTTGAATCAATTTTAGCCACGCTAACAGTCAATCCTTCCTTTAGAAGTACTTCTCTGGATTTAGCTTCTTCAATATGGTTTGCTGTTGGATTACCACACACAAACATAATAGTTGGACGCCCCTTACCATTGTGTAGAACACCCATTTCGTTTACTTCACCCGATTCGATTGCCTTCTTAAGTCGAACACGAAGTGTAATTTCTACAAACTCAGGATTTGCAGCATTCAGTTCTTTGATTGTAAAGATGTTTTTAGGCCACTTTACAGTTAGATTTGTTTTGTTTTTACGATCCGTCTTTTTCATATTTATTTCTCCTTATTATTGTTTATTTTTTTAAAAACTATTCTTCTAAGTTATTATAACACATTTATAATTAAGTGTCAAGTGATTCCATCATCTTTTTATTAAGAGTACCGGCAATTTGTACAATGTTGTCCACATTGATGAAATTAGAATCATTGCCATACATCTTACTAAATAAATCTCTGCTGGCAGGATTAGTGTAACCATCTGCAATAAAATAACTAATTACATTGTATCCAGCATTACGAATTTTATTTACTTGTTTTTGTGTATGAGCCGCAGCAGATGGCCCCGAATAATTCACAATGTTTGTTCCAATGTTATATGAAAAGAATGGTTCACCATCGCTTAGATTTATAAAATAACTATTTGTATCATCCGAACAATTTGGTAGATGATTCATGATAGCCTCGAAACACAATCCTTCTGGAGTTACCGCAGCTGCAGTTAGATATGGAAATAGATTACGAATTTTGCTGAACTTATCTACCTTAGAATCATATCCAACCAAGATATATGGATTTTTACCAGTAGTTGTTCTAAAACTAATAGTAAGATTTACATTATCTAACATAGATGCGGCCTTAGCGAGAGCAACACATAGACGAATTGCCTTGTCCCACTTATTTCCATGCATACTTGAACTAGCATCCACACTAATGTGAAAATTAATCTTTTTATACTTCTCAGTAAGAGTTGTATAGAAAATATTTTCATCGCTAAATCCAAGTTCGTGAATCAATCGTTTGTCTAGCTTTCCTGTATAACGACGTGAGAACTTATGTGTATTAACTTCGTTACGAATTTGTAGACGACGACCCAGCTTGGTACCCATAATAATACCAGCGTTTACATTCGCAAGATGACGATTGTATGTACCTGGATTGTTCTCCCCAATATACATTGGACATTCATTCGACATTAAAAGTTCCTTAGTCATGTTCTTTACAACTACACATTCAACGCCGCCAATTAATCCGTAATTTTTAGCATAATCTTGAGCAACATCTACGATCTCAACCTTGCTCTTTTCAAGAATATCCAGAAGATCTTTTTCTTTCTTGGTAACCTTCTTCTTTTTAATGGTTCCCTTCAAGAAATCTTTTTGCTTTTCAAAAGCCTTCTTGATCTTTGATAGCTTGGTTTTGCTGACTTTTTTATCTTCACCAATGTTATCAATAATTTGATCGCTTTGGGTAGTCTTCACCGTAGATTCAGTACCTCCAAGAATATCATCCAAGTTAGATGAATTTGAAGATGAATTTACACTATTTGACTGACCGGTGTTATTTGAATTTTGTTCAACAGTAATACCAACAGATTCAGACTCACCATCTTGACCAGCTTGATTTTTTGGGTCACCGCTATCAGAACCTTCCTCACCCGATTCACCAGATGAAGTCTTGGTCTTAAGTAGATCATCAGCCTCGGTTACATTTTTGAATACAATTTCAGCAATCATAAATGCTACCTCAAGCCTATCAGAAGGTTTTTCTAGACGCTTAATATTACTCAAATCTAGAATCTTTGCGATATCATATAGACCTGGCAAAACCCGTAGATTTGTATTTGAATTGGTTAGATTAATAATACGAAACATGTATGACTCTACACTAGGTGTCTTGTAGAGATCACTCTGCAATGCGTCTGTAATTACCTTGGAGTTAAAATAAGCGTCGTACAACGCATCATAATATCCACGATATCCAGGAGCATTTTCATGTACAGTATAATCAATGTACCGATCCTCAACATAGTTGTAGATATCTTTACACACAGTACCAACCGTGTCCTTACTGATATTTAGTTTTTCCGTATAGTTGTAGATACTACGAGGTACCTTCATCCAAACCGTCTTAAACAGTTCAAAATCACTATACTTAATGTGACTACCCTCATGTAAGGCTAGTCCAACAGCAACATCAAAATTATTCTTTTTGGTAATATCGCTACTCAAATACACAACAGTACCATCAGTACAATTTACATTACTGTCATTAAACATTACAGGCACATTTTTATTGGTGAGAATAGCAACATAATTTGCTACAGCTCGGCGTGCAGACGATAGACGAATTAGTTTACGAGTACGTTCAGACTGAAGAACATTTTCGTCTTCACCGTCATCAACAGAATCATCTACGCCGACAACATTTTCCGACAATGTGGGATCTTCAATAAAATCCCAATCATCGTATTCTGTCATCCAGAAATCACTATGATTGCTCATTTTATATTTTGGTTAATTATTAAAAAGGAGGTTGATCACTCTTCAACGGATCGTTGAATAGGCTTTCCTTAGCCTCAACCTTTACATACTTTTGTACCAACTGTTTGATGTAAGTGCGTTCACTGTCTACGCCGCCATCTTCACTAAAGTTGGGATAAATGGTAGTTTCTGCAATTTCCACAAGATTAAAACCGTCAACAATAAGTTCAGCAATTTCAACCGTGGTACGAGTAGGAATAAAATTAGTCAATTTACTATCTTCCTGCTTTATCTGTTTACGAGTATGATCAGAGATTTCACAAATCGATTTCAACGTATGTAGTTGATTATCATCATTGATGTTAAATCGGGATTTTAGGAGATTGTATTCGTTATCTACATCAAGAGGACTCATTTCAATTTTTACTGGAAATCGACTAAGTAGAGCACGATCCATGACACGGGTAGCCGTATATTCATTGCCAACGTTCGCTGTAGCAATAAAAGTAACACCGTCAGCAACCTTTACAACTTCATTATCATCTTTTTCATCCAATCGAAGATAACGTTGCAAATCGTCCAGAACAGTCATGAGAATATTTACACCGTCATGATGTGCGCGACTAATTTCATCAAGAAGTACGATTGCATTTGGAGTACGAATAGCCTTAACAAAACTAGATTCCTTAAATAGAGTACCAGTATTCTTATCAAAATGTGTATTGCCAATTAGCGAAGATCGTGCATCTTGAGTTGCTCCCAAGTTAAAATAGAAAAATGAAGCTTCTTTACCAAGAACTTTTGCAACAGTTTGCGCTGCAAGAGTTTTACCACATCCAGTAGGACCAAGAAGCAGAATATTCTTACCACGTAGTGTGGATCGAACCATATATTTCCACTTTAGATCATCCATAATCAAAGTTGACGGACGAAGAGTACTAGATGTTTCTAGAATCTTCTTGATGTCGGATGACGAAACAGTGAGATTAACCGTAGACTTGTTGTTTTTCATAATTTATATTGTGATATCATCTTACTACGATTTTTTACAATGTCAATCCTCAAAATAAAAAAACCGTCAGATTTCTCTGACGGTGTGGATTTTTTAATTAAAAATTAATGAAAATGATGAATCGGTCGATATGTTCTATAATAATAATGTGGTGGACATATCGGACCATACATTACAACCGGCGCTGTTTGATAATAAATCGGAGATGAAACGTAAACAACTGGTGTAGGTTGAATAACAACAGGTTGCGGCACAATTACAGTCGTAGGATGTTGTACTATTACAGGTTGATGATAAACAACTACAGGTTGTGGCGGATTTACAATTCTATCAATCACATGTACAGCTGCTACTCCAGTTAATACTTTTCCAACGGTAGCCCATTCACGATCACCTGCGAATGTTTTCAATGAAGTTGAGGTAAAAACTAGTCCAACGAGTGTCAAACTCAATAAAGTTTTCATAATTTATCTTTTTTTAACAGAGTGATAATAACACATTATTTTTAACGTGTCAATTATTTTTTCTTGGTTTTACCACTTTTAGTATATTTAACAACCAATTTCTGCAAATTCTTTGGCAATTGGGGGGGTTTATAATCAGGTTTCTTGCTCTTATGATCCACTTGTCTTTCAAACTTTTCTACTTTTCGCATTGGTTGCGTTGGATCATCAATTTCTTTATTCATTGGTTCAGCTTTGATTTGCTTGGATGGTTTATTATTTTTTTCTGGATCAACCATACTTTCATCAGTTAGCTTATCACCTTTTTTTCCACCTTCTTTATCCTTACTGTTTTCTACATTGCGACTGTATGCGGTGTCTACGTAATTTTCTTCTTTTGAAGTTAAATACTGTTTAACAAATTTTTTGGCATCTTCATATCGTACATACAACTTTTTTGTTCGGTCAGTGCCATCTTTAAATGCTTGTATGTCAAATATATCGTGTACAATTGGTCGTAAGCTGATATGATATGGTTCACAATCACAAACATTATAATTTCCTTTATCATCCTGCACCACTGGTTTTTTAATTTCTTTTGAAAGATCTTCCATCATGTTTGCCCATGACTCTTTGACTTTCGTATAAGTTTGTTCAAGTGTTTCTCTAACAATTTGCTTTACTAATTCTTTAGAAGGATTCATATATTATATCTTATAAATAGTACGAAGAATTAATAAATATTACTTATTTTCCGTATCTAAAACTTCTATATGTCCTATATAACCGAGGTCATCATTTCTAATTGCAGTGGATTTAACAAAAATCACGTTTCCAGTACGATTTATCAATCTGAATTCTGATATGCTACTTCTACGATCTTTTATCGCTTTTTCCCATTCATTTTCTACTCTTTCTCTATCGTCCAAATGAATACCATTTTTCCACCCGTTATTTTTAAAATATTCTATATCATGTTGTAGTAATTGACAGTACTTTTCATTTACCCACGTACAACTTCCGCTTGAATTACACTCAAATATTGGTTCGGGTCTATTATCCAAAATCCATCTTTGCCTGGAACATATAGTATTGATACTATTTGAATCTTTATCTACCTGATTTCTGATCGCAGTTACAGTATCTTTCAATGATTTACCTCCATTCGGTTTTACTTCGGATAAAATTTCATCAACATTTTTATTCAATTTATACAACCACAATCCAAGCCCTCCTAATAAACCCAAAGCTGTTCCAGCTTTTACAATTATTTCAGCGTATTTTAATAAATCTTCCATATTATGTCCTTATAAATATAAAAAAAACCATCGTTGTCGATGGTTTTTATTTTTAAACTTTATTAATTTTTTTAACGAATCGGACAAGCACCACCTTCACATTCAATGCCTTGTAACAAATCACCTCCGTTAATATTTAGGTTAGTTAAAGGTTTAACTTTATCTTTTGCCTTTAAATATGATTCTTTATCAATTTCTTGATACGGAGCCTGTTTAAATCCGTGTTTTTGTCTCAATAAAAAGCTAACACTCTTTATGTTATTTTTATAATTTTCAGTCAACCATTCTTTCAGAATATTTAATTCTTGAGGGTCATAATAAGCAGTGACACTAACGGCATTGTCACTCCAAATTTTCTGAAGTTCCATTACCACGTCTAGTTGTTTTTTAACACTCATATCATCAGCTAGTATTGCTCCTTCGGGAGTTTCACATGGAAAATAAACAACAACTGTATCACGGTTTTCGGTGCCATCAAAATTCAATAAAAATTCAGTATGATATCCTAAATCTTTGCAGATTTGAACTAACTTATCGCCGCTACTCATTCTGACAGTTCTCATATAGTATTTACTATATGCCGGATGTACGCCGGGAGTTGCACCTCCTAATAAACTTAAAGTTCCTGATGGTTTGATAGTGGTCAATTTAATACTTTCAGACCACCCTCGTTCTTTACTCCAATATTTATCAAACTTACGAAGTTCAACATAACATGTATCCAACCATGGTAGCTTATCGAGTGATTGACAAATACCAGTGACACCCAACCCAAGTCTCATGTTTTTATGAACAATTTTATTTGTTTCATCGTGAATAAACGGAAGTGCTGCAATTGCTTTTTGTGTTTTATACAACAATTTTGCACAATCATTTAATTCTTCCTGCGATGTTATATTATTTAAATATAATTCACTTAAATTACAACATTCATAATCACTTAAACTTATCTCACCGCACGGATTTGTACCAATAACATTGTCAACATCGGTTGGATATAAATTACAATCTTTAAGAGGACCATCTTTTAATCTACCATATTTTTGGCTGAGAGGTAGATTGAAAAATCCATAAGGTTCTCCATTAGCAAATCCCGTTTCGTTATTTATCTCATATCCATTTGACCAAAACTCGTCCATAAGATGACTGTAATCATCGACGTATAGAGTGTTGTTACTCATTGCACGCCAATTTGGTATGTTACCACTGCTCCAATTTTTTGCTCTGAGATATAAAACGTCATCAGGATCACCCAACGCTATTTCAGCGGATCTTCTTACATTTCCAGCAACTACGATACTACCAATAATATTACAAATGTCGAGTACATCGATACTTCTTAGTTTTTTTGATTCACGACTTTGGAAAATTTTTGTAATCTTTTCAATTCCGTCTACTAAGATGGTGGGACCACTTGCTTTACCACCAAATCCATTTATTTTTTCTCCAGCACCACGTATAAGAATTGTACTGTATGTGAAAGACTTACCGGTTTTATAAAACGCATCTAACACATTTGACAATAAATTTACCCATCCTTCTCTAGTGTCAGGCACAATAAAGTCCGCATCTTTAGTTGGCAGATGCGTTACTACAACGTCCTTTTTGATTCTAGGAAGTTCATGTACATCTTCTCGTCGGATGCTATATCCAACACCTCCACCCAACATTAGATTTTCAAAAAGAAACAAAAATGCTTTGGGTTCTCTAATACTTGTAAACCAACAGTTTAGCAAAGAATTAGCACCAAATCTATCAACCGTACTGGTGCCTAGTTGCCAAAGCATTCTTCCTGCAAAATTACATTTCAAATTAAAAACATAATCAAAAAGTCGTTCTGCTTCATCTTTAGTGTATCTAGCTCCAATTTTCTGAGCGCCATTTATACATCTTTCAACTGTTTCATGCCATTCTTCGGTGTTACCATCTTCCTTTAGTCTAGCATATGTTCTTTTATAAACAATATATCCTAAACCGTTGAATCCCCAATTCGGTTGTTTTTTTGCGTATTTTTTAATAAACTCTTTAGATAAAATTTCACTCATATTATAATCTTTCTTTAGGTAGAAAATAACTATCAAATTTAGTTCTCTTATGTTCAATAATTTTTTATTAATTTATGCATAAATTTTTATTTAATTAAATAAATTTAACTATGAATTATTCATCGTCATTAGCATTATGTGCGTTCCATTTATTTTTTAAGACTTTTTTCACATTGTTCTCACCGTCCATCATTTCATTCAACACAGCCAGACCTTCACGACTGTTTTCACCATAAATCTCAATCTGACCACAGCCAGCATTCATTTTGCTTGGGAATGTCAAACCATCTGGTCCGAAACGATTTTTAATAATGTGGAATCGTGCTGTATTACTTACTTTATCGTTTGTCTTGCGAGACACACTCATTACGAAATCGGCAGTCATGATTTTACGATAACTGTCGGCAGCGTGATGTGCCATAACAATGTCTTCGTCTGCTGCTGAATTGTGTGTATATACACCATTTGCAAAAAACATATGCGTGTCATCCACAGTAATGTCAACCGTTTCATGATCACCTATACACTCTATGTTGACTATTTCATCTAACTCAAACTCATTAGGATTTAAATCGTGTTCTTTTGTAATTTTTTCTGTCATATTATTTATAGTTCTGTTTTATGAAATTTAAACAACTCTGTACCACTTCATTTTTATTTTTCAAATAATCACTTTCCCATACAATCATTACATTGTATCCTCGTTTTACCAACCAATCAATTTTTTCTTTATCTTCACTCCAAACTTTATTAGCCAATTTATTGTTATTAGGAAGTTTTACTATATCGTTTTCTTTGTATTTAGATGGATTAGCATGCCAAAAATCTCCATAAAATTCTATAATTATGTTTCCATATTTAAAATCGACAAACATACCTTTACAAAAATTTTCATTAATAAAAAAATATTGCTCTCCATTTTGTATTGCATATTTTATATCATTTTTATTTTCCAATTTATCTGCTACATTTTTAAATAATTCTTGGGAAATTATGCTATAACACCTTCGGTTTTTTAAATAACAAAAGATCTTTTCTAGCATCAAAACGTACTTTTCTTTTCCAAACTTCTCACCGTATCTTTTGATAAAAGACTCCAACGACGTTTTATTATTTGATTTACAATATTCACCCCACAACTTTTTTCCCAACTCACCACCGTGTTTATTAATATATCCTTCTAAAGAAAGAGTATATTTTCTACTATTTATTCTTTTTCTCCAACGTTCATATCCTTCTTTTATTCCATATCTAGTTTGATATTCCTCAATCGTTAAACCATTTTTCCAACCATCAGCTTTTTTCTTTTCAATGCCAATTTTCCATTTTTTTAAGTAATTGTTCCATTTTTTTAAACCTTCTTCATGTCCATATTTTTTAATATAACCATCAAGTCCTAAATTACTTCTCTTTTTTTTACATAATTCTTCCCATTCATGTTCACTATGGTTTCGTATATATTTATCCTTGGTAATCGCAACTTTATCGTTTCTTTCATCTGATATTAACTTTGCAACAGATTCGCCATATTTCACAATCAATGCTTCCATGGAAAATCCGTCTTTTTTATATTTATCACCATTTTTTAATCTCTCTACCCAATCACCATCAACATTATATCTAATCATGTTCTGTATGACTTCTTTCTTGTTATTCAAGATATATTTTTTATCAAACTCTAATATGACCTTTTTTAAGTTACTGATTACGCATTCGCTTAAATCATTTTTAAAATCACGGAACGGCTTCTGGTTCATTAAATGAACAATATCTCTAAATTTAGTGTTAATCATATAATATTAAATATATGGTCTGCATCACAAAATATTATTTTTTTGTAAATAACTTGTCGCCTACAGACAACCCAGTTTCTAATGATTTTAATCTGCCGTCGGCGGTTGGAACTCTATGATTTGCAGATATATTAATCTCTTTACCAGATCTTAATTTAATTTTATAAACAGGCTGCGTTTCGGTTGGAAAAATTTTTGTTACTTTTTTAAGTCCTTTGTGAGTCAAAACCAAATCGTTAATAGTCAAATCTCCTAGTCTAATCGTTCCTCGATTTGTAAGTACTTGATCATCAACCAAATGACACCTATTCGCTTGACTTGCACTCCAAATTGGAATTTGAAGTTCACCCGCGATACTTCTTAGCTCTTCGTAAATACCACCAGCCTCACTATAACTGTTGCTATTACGATCACTGTGTACTGGACGAAGAATATCTGCATAATCTACAACGATCATGTCAATTTTTGTACCCAATACAGCCAATCTTTCAGTATGAGATTTTAAGCTATGAGCTGATACCGTCTTCAATGGAAAATACTTGATAACAAGTTTACCAGGCACTTCTGAAATCTTTTGTTTTACAATGTCAATGTTGTTTCTGATATTTTGGAAATCAATTCCAGTAAAACAACTATCATATCGTAATCCAACATAGTTTTCATTTAATTCTAGTGTGAAGTGAAGAACATTTTTACCTTGTTTCATTGCTTCAGCTCCCAACTTGGCAAGTACCCATGAATTATGGGAAAGAATGCCATTGCTATAATAACAATGCACTTCATCAACCGATATATCATATAATATCTCGTCTCGACCTTCTTTTTTTGATACTAATTTTGTGGTACCAACTTCAGTTTCTACTAGCTCTCCAGAGTTTATTTCATCTACGAATTTCCAACTCCCGTTTACTTTTAATCTATGTTTTCCAGAAGTCTTTAATGTTTTATTGTTACCAAAATAAGAAGTTATTGTTTTTTGTTTTTCAGTACGAAACGCTGTCACAATTTTTTTATAACCAAATGGTGTATTTACTTTTAATGGAAATTTTAACTGTTCCATCGCATTTTCTTCATCTTTAATTTTTAATCTATCAAATAAATCTTTTATTTTAATATTTTCACGGACATTTTTAATTAATAATTTCATAATGTTTTTTTATTTTTTCTATACACTCTTGTTTGTTTTTTTTCCAATCATTTTCCCAGATTATCAATACATCATACCCCATTTTTTGTAATATGTCAATTCTACGATTATCACTGATCCATATTTCATTTGCAGTTTTATTGATACTAAACGATTTTATAAGGTCATCACATTCATAAAATTTAGGATTTGCGTGCCAAAAATCGCCATAAAATTCTACTATTTTTGTTTCATGTAAAACATCAACTATATAATTTGATATAGGAACATTTGCCTGAACGTTTGTGTTTATATTATTTTTTATATAAAAATAAAATTCTTTTTCAATTTTAGAGTTGCCATTAAATTGACCAAAATGCTTTGCCCAATTGCCACCGCCTATCTTGGCAATTTTAGATTTTAATGAGTTTGAAATTTTAATTTTGCTCTCAATTGTTCTAATTTTGCCTGTGAATCTACTGGATTTTTTTGAATACTCCGATTGAATCTCAGATATTTTTTTGACAGCATCTGACTCAGTATATCCTTTCTTTTTAATCCAATATTCTTTTTTTAAATAAGATCGATCTGGCGTGAACTTCTTTGATGATTTTAACGCATTTTCTCTTTGAATTGATGTGACTTTATTTTTAGCGTCGGTTTCGGTCAAACCATATTTCTGCATCCAGTATTGGTATCGATATATTGAAAATTCTTTTTTAATACTCATGTCAATAAATAGATCTCATATGTCATAAAAATGAAATTTATTATAAATACTTACCGATGCCGGTCAACGTTAATTTTTAGTTTTTTCTTGTTTTATTTTTTCAATTTCATAAAAAACATTTTCAACTTGCCAACCTAGTAATTCAACATCGTCTATTTTATATTTTTCAAACGGATTAATCCACATTATAAATGATTTTCCGCAACTTGATAATGTTTCAATACCAAATTCGTGATATTCGATCTCAATTTCGGTATTTGGACCAATACATTTGCCAATTCCTGCTGGCGCAACAACAATTCCAAGTTCACCTGGCCCAAGACCACCGTCCATGATAGTATCGATTTCAGTCCAGTTGGTTTTTATTGTGTTACGAGCCATGATACTCATACGCTTTTCGATTTCTACATCGTATTCATGACCAATATTTCTTTCCATACCAGCTTTCATGGCGGTATCAACCACCATCTTTATTTTGTCATATTGACCTGTTTCCAATAAATCAGCACTTTCAAATATAGCATTCTTTAATTTTTGGTTCTTACAAAATTCCAAAAATTGTTCTTTAACAAATTTCAAATCGTTATCATTTAACTTTTGATAAACCAATTTTAGGCTATCTATAATAGATTTTTTAAGAACCTCGTTTTCAACAGTATCTACTTTAACCTTGAATACAGTTAGTGTTGGAAGATCTTTATATTCATTAAAATATTTTACACTTTCTTTAAGAATCCATTTTTGTGCATCACTTTCAAAAAATTCAGCCTCAACAATATCTTGAATTCTCTCCATAAAGCTACGATCTGATAACAGACACGTTATGCACTTTATTTGAAAGTCCAATCCATACTTACGAAGTGAATCTATTATAATTTTTTCAGTCATATTTTATATTATTTTATCTACTCAGTCTATAGTCTATGCATTCTAATCTATACAACGTGTGTTGTAAACATTTTACAATTTGTAACTTATAGTTTTATGTGAAGTTGTTGATTATTCAACAAATGAATTTAATTTTCCAAAACACTCATTTAACCAGTACATGTAATTAGGTATATTTGACCACATTTTATCTTCTGTAATCAGTTTACTAAAACTCATTTTATCAATTTTTGGAACTGGTTTATTTATAATCTCTTCAATTCTCAATTGAGTAAAGGATTGAATTTGTGTATTATGTAATTGCATGAGTTCATAATTACGTTCCAATAATAATTTATTGTCTAATACTCGCTCGTAAATCTTATATCTGCTACGATTATTTTCACTATAATTATATATTTGTTGTAAACACGCCTGTGGATCTTCACCCAAAAAAGGAAATGCTTGTGTAACACGTTTTAATCCCACGCCATCCAAACCTGTAATATTATCGCTTACGTCTCCTTCCATTATTCTGTAAAATATGAAGTTTTTACATGTTATTCCATATTCATCAATAATTTCTTTACAACCAAATATTTTTTTCTTTACAGGACTCCAAATATTTATTTGATCACTCGCTAACTGTAAAAAATCTTTGTCCGTAGACATAATTGTAACCTTACTGTCTTTGAATGTTTGTTTAGCTAGATATGCAATCGTATCATCTGCTTCGATATTATCAATAGCCATTACAGTAACAGGCAACACGTCGAGGTAATTTACAGTACGTATCAATTCTTTTTTGAAATTGGCTTTTTCAATAACCGAATTTGATAGATCATCATATGATCTGTTTAATTTAATATCAGTTCTACGTCCATTTTTGTAGTCTGGATAAATCTTTCTTCTTTTTTGAGACCCACCTTTTCCGTCAAATACAATTATAACTCTGGTAGGACTCAATAATTTTATTGCGTATCCTACACTTTTAAGAAAACCGGCGATACCACCCGTGTGAAGTCCATCGTCATTTAAAGATGGTATCGCCATGAAACTACGAATATAGGTATTTAACTACAATCCGTCAACCAACAGAACATCACTATTTAGCGATTTTTTAAGTCCTGTTATGACGGAATCTCTTTCTATATTCTCGAACATTGAGAACAATTTCTTTCGTTCGATTGGTGTTAACTCATTCATTATTCGTCGTTTCCAGCAGTTTCTTCATCAGTATCAACAGTAGCATCCTCAACGATTTGACTGTTAGGATCTTTGTATTTCATAACAACCGCATCACAGATCTTAAGATATAATTCTTCTTTTAAAACCTTGTCAGATTGCATGGTAGATACAAAGTCTTTGGATTGGAACTTCCATTCACTACCGTCTTCTTTTCTGTAAGAGTAATACGCACCACCTTGTTTGATAATGTTATTCTCCTTCAATACTTTGATCCAACTACTATAGTCAGCAATACCGCTGTCAAAGTAGATTTCAAAGTTAGCTTGACGTTGTGGCGGACCCATTCTGTTTTTGATAACAACTGCTTTACACTCGTTGCCAATAACTTCTTCTGCCTTTTTCAACTTACCAGTGTTGTTCAAACGAACACGAACACTACAGTGATAAGCCAAAGCCTTGCCACCGCTTACGGTATTATGATTTAATCGACCATTGGCATAATAATTGTGTGTATTTTCAATATCGAAATCTACAACTTTTATTGGTTCATTAACCCTTTTGAAATCGTTGTGATCTTTCAAGTGAATTTCAACTCCATCTTCAATAATTCGATGTAAATCTGTGCCTTTCAGTATACCATCACTGTAATGATATTCCGATGGAGTTTTGATTATAAATTTATTAATTTTATTATAGCAATCCTGTGAGGACTTTAAATCTCGACCATATATTTCTATATCCATATCCGATATATCTATTTCTTCAACGTTTTCAGATGAATAATTATTCATTCCTAAAAATCTTTCCGCAAACTCGGCAATTGTTAATTCTTCTTCTATGTATTTATCTTGTGTATTCATATATTGTTTTTTTTATACCATCTATGTTATTTAGAATATCATTTTCCCAGAAAAATAAGTAAGAAAATTCATTGTTTTCAAAAATTTCTTTTTTTCTAGAGTCGTATGCCCATACATCTTTCACAGATCTATTTTTATGTGTAAAATCGTTTTCGTTTAAATATTTAGGATTGGCGTGCCAATAATCACCATAACATTCTATGATTAGATTTTTAGATCTTACATAAAAATCGGGCAAATAACAAGTTGTTTTAAACTGAAAAATTTTTTCGTATTCCCAATTTATAGAAAAATTGTTTAATATACTACCTACCAAATATTCGATATTATTAAGTTTATATCCATTTAATTCAAAATTTTTATGTTTTTGCGAATTTATCATTCTATAATACATCTCTTTATTAAATGATTTTGCATGTTCCCACATTTTTTTAGATGATAACGATATTTTTTCGATTCTCTTCGGGGAGTTCATGACACTTTTTATGAAATCTTTATTTTTTTGATTTTTATAGAAATCGGAAATTTTCTTCCCATGATTTTCATAAGAATAATCTTGATTTGATTTGACTTTGTTAACATACTCATCTTCTTTCCATAATTTTCTATTTCTAGATGAGATTTCCATTGAATGTTTAATTCCCCATTCCGATTGTATTTTTCTAGCTTCAGCTCCCTTTTCGGACAAATAAAATTTTTTAATGCCGTTCACATTATTACTTTTCAATATTTTAAGATATTCGTTCAATTTCTCAACATCTTTATTATACGTTTTAATATAAAATGGTATAAGACTGTACATGCTATATAACTTTTTTCTCTCGTTATATACTTCTTCTCCAATTTCTCCCAAATAATGTATATAATATTCTTTGCCTGTTTTAGATATTCTTTTGTTATTTACAATACATTTAAGAGGAAATTCTTTAGTTTTTCTTTTTTCCGTTTTAATTATAAATTTAAAAATTGGTTTATTTTTCTTCCACGTTAAATTTATATCTAAATATTCTAGTAAAATCATATTACCTCCTACTAAGGACTTATTTAAGTATAAGTGTATAGTAGGAGGAGGAAAAATTAAATTTTATATCTAATTTTTATTTTTGTTGTATACGGATCAACACAATATTTATCACCAAATGCCATAGCATTTATATTTTGACGAAGTTGATTGGTAAACACAGTAAGAACCTTTTGACGACCAATCATGGTAGTAATCTTACGCATCGCCTTGCTGATAATAATACTCTTACCAGTTGCATAACCATCTTTACCATGATCACTTTCTAGTTCTGCCTTAGTTGATGCTGCTGCTACAGAATCAACAATGATTGTAAGAATGCGATCTTTGTTGCTCTTACGAACAATTGCGATCATCTTTTCCATCTGAGCAAAAATATCTTCAACGGTTTCACATTGAACATACAGTAACTTAGATAGATCTACACCCAAACTTTTCCAGAACTCAGGAGCAGCTGCGTTTTCAGTATCAATGACAACTGCAACTCCACCTTTTCTTTGAGTATCAGCAACAACATGTGCAGATACCAATGATTTTCCTGTATTATGATTAAGCATACCATTTCCAAAATACGAATGATCATCTGAATCAACGGTGATATCTACAATTTTGTGTTTTCCAATATATTCTATATCTTGTATTGTACGATATTCACCATCTTCACAAAAGATTTTGTGATTTTCTTTAATTAAATTTCTCTGTTCTACCCAACCAACATTTGTAAAAAATTTATGTTCTCTAGAGACCTTTATTGTAAATCCATTATCTAATGTAACTTTAAATGTATCTAATAATCCTTTATCTACATAATTTGTAATGTTTACATACTCGTTGTTACGAGTCAATACTTTAATATTTTTACCTTCTGCTAAGAGAGATAAAACATCACCAACTTTTATTTCTTTTACTATTCTATTCATAAATTTCTTTTTAATTTTTCCAAATTTTCTAAATCTATCATCAGATTTTTTTCTTTTAATAGTTGGATTGGAGATTTTTATTCAATAATAACTTTTATTATAGTGTCTTCGGTTACGCATCCTTCCAATCCGTTGAATTCAACCATCTTGCCAACTGGAAGACCACCGTGCGGACGGTTACTGATTGCTAAATCCAATATAGATGATCCTGTGCTAATCCAATCACTAATTTCTGCTGGATTTTCTTGTTCATCTAAAAAGTATGCAATCTTGCCACCTTCTTTATTTGCTTTATTAAGCTCACTTGCCAACAACTCAATTAATTCATCTCGTTGTGTAGATTCTTTTGAAACTGTAGATTTTTTTGCCATAGTGTATATAACTAGAAAGCCGGTGGGGTATAAAAACTCCACCGGCTTTATTTTATTGTTTAAGAATTAAACAAGTCATCGAATGCTTGTTCAACATTGTCTTTTGCGGGAACATTGGTTTTTGCTTTATTAGCCGATGGAGATACGTCAACCGGTTTTACATTTGATGTAATCGGCACATCATCGTCATCAGTTGAAGTTGATACAGAAGTGTCGTCTGTAGTTTCTGTTGAAACTTCAGGATTCAACCACTTATCCATAACGTCCTCCAATTCGTCATATGTCAACTCTGGGAACAAATCCAAAATATTAATTTGGTTTTTAAGAGAATCAATCAATTGAGAATTTTTAGGATCAACTGCAACACTAACATTTGGTTTTACACGAATGTTTGTTTCTGGGTATGTCTTACCAGATTCATCACCCGTTTTAAACTCTACAACTATATCACGCCCACTAGTTAAGTCAGTAATATCACCAAAATCAGGATCACTGATTATAGACAATAGTTCCTGATAAACTTGTTTACCAAAACCCCAAAACTTTACTCCTTCATGTTCTTCTCCACGTACAATTACGGGAGCGAACGTTCGCATCTTTGGCTCCATTTTACGACCAGTCTTCCAGTCTTCTTTATCACCAGTCTTTTTTAGACGGTTACTAAACTCAACGATAGGATCGGGGCGACCAAAACTATCAGGAGATAGATAACTCTTACCGTTCAAGTTATAATGAAACTTGAGTTCAATAAAAGGGTTTTCAGGTACAAACTTATAAGGAACAATACGAACTACCTGTTTGCCAGGCTTGGGCTTCCAGATAAGGTTGGATTTTTGATTTGTGTTTGAAAGAGAGTTCAAACGGCTCTTTAGCTTGCTAATATCTAATGCCATAATTATTTAATAGTTAATTGTTTATTTGTTAATTAGTTAAGTACTTAACTTACCCAAGTTAAGAAATATAACTAACTTGATATCACTTTATACCATATATAAAACGAAGTCAAGTGTACTGAATATATATTAAGTTGGAACGATTGAAAATAATTTTAATGGCACGATTTTAACCCCCACATCATTCGTTAGTATCAACGAATCTGCATACAAGTTCCAGTTTAATTGGAAATTTTTATCAAAAACACCCGCATTTTCATCGGCTATCAGTTTGTTCATAGCATTCAACGTATAAAGCGTATTTGTTTGTTTTTTACGATGAATACTTATAGTACCTTTATACTTTTTGATATGATCGTTTTTAATTACGTTAAATGTCAAAAACAATTCTCTTAAATTTTTTTCATTTACAAATATAAAAATCTTATGGTCGGTTAAATTGTATTGATTTGTTATTTCAGTTATCAACGTTTGATAATTTAAATTATTAGCAAATGTACATAGTAATTGTTTTTGAGCTATCATATTAAATTTTATTTACGAATTTATTTCCCTCAACTTTAAATGTAAAACTACTACCACTCTCAGTTCTCATTTCGTATAAAACATATGTAGGAGTAACTTCATCGTCGTTTGTTTCAATGCCATAAAATAAATAAAGATTTATAATCATATAAGCATTTAAATCAGGTTCTAGTTTGACTGATAGTTTTCCAAGTTTTAAATCTGGTATTTTATCGGGAACTTTAATTTTGTATTGATTTTTATAACCCAATCTTTCAAGTTTATTGCCTGTATATTTTATTAGTGGCAAACTTACATTTCCTCCAAATATAGCCTCTGTAGATAAAACAGATGCTAGCTTTAAAAATTCACTTTGAATTTTGTCCGGATCCGATAAGTTTACGTACTGCAATATACGATTCATTATTAAATCAATATACTGTAATGCTAGTATATTACTTCTATACATCAATACAGGAGATAATTCTTCTCTGGAAATACAATTAATATCTGAATCTGCTAGTCGTTTTGATAATGATTTAATATCATTTTTTATATTTTTAATCTTATCAAGATTGGCAGTGTCAATCTCAAATTTAAAATATTTTGTTACCGTTGGATTTTTTGAATTTGTTATTAATTTTTCAATTAATACTGAATCTGTATTTGTAGCAGATAATAGTTTTTGATAATCCGACAGATTTTTTCTAAGAGATGTTGTTAATTCAACCGAATCCGATCCGCACGAAGTGTTGCTTTTTTCATTTAAATTACCAATCTCATTTTTTATAGAATCTTCCAACTTTTTAAATTCTTTAAATGAATTTTTTTCTATTACAGAGGTTTCTTGATTTAATTTTGTAAATAAATCGTTTCGTATTTTATCGATAAATCCACCAGTCAGTTTAGAAAAATTATCTATCAAATCACGATATTTTACTTTTACAACATCAGATATTTCTTTGTATTTATCAATAAAATTATTAAATGTATTTTTAACCGTGTTAAAATAACTCTCATGTATCAGGCGAGTTTCTTTTAATGTTTTTTGATATTCAGATGACGGTTGTATTTCTAAATCAACATCTAAATAATTTCTAAGCTGAGTGAATACACGTCCGACTCTTCCAGACATTGCTTTCAAACTCACCAATGCAAAATAAATATTTTTATTTTTAATTTTAACAACCGATTCATTTGTAACATCTTCTATGTTTCCAGAATTCAACGCATCATACACATCGTTTTTAGTACCACCATATATTATTATAATATCGGCGGTGTTTTTCTTTCCTTTTTCACTACCATTGAACTTTTCATCGTAATTTTTTGCGATTTTATAAAACTCGTCAATTGATTTATGTATAAAATCAGATGGATTATTGGTTAGAATATCTTTTAAAGAAACACCATTTTTTCCGCCGATCTCGTATAAACTGTTTACAACCAATTCATAAATATTAAGATTTTCCTTTCGTTTAACTTGATCAGTAATAGCCTCTAATTTAGACTTTAAATTTCCCACTCTTGATATAAAATCAACAGCTCTTTTTATTGAATCTCCACCTAAACTTGTAGCGTTTGACAGTTCTATGTTGTATAATACCAACAATGGTAAAGTTTCGTATATATCAGTCTTGAACGTATCGTCTTTACCAGAAACGGATCCAGTTTTTAATATTTGTAGAATTTCTGCAAATTCCGTATCCAAAATGTCAATTTTCTTTAAAGCCTTCGTGGTTATTTGTGCCAAAGATGCTTCTTTTTTTAACCTAATCAATGGTTTTTTATTTACCTCGTCGTATATCTGTTCACCGATTAAATTGCCGTCGCCATCATACCAAATTAATCCTTTATTGTAAAATCCAAATCTTTTTGCTTCGTCTACACTGTAATTAACCAATGGACTTTCTCCTGTTAAAATATAATCAACATCATTCGCATCGATTACACGTTCTTTCGGAGTTCTCTCTCTTTCTATATCTACACTCGTATCAGCACTTTTTTCTAATTCACTATCGACAGATTGAATGTCATTAGATTTATTCTGTGAATTCGATGCGTCACCTACAGGTTGAGTTGTAAAAATGTTACTCTGTGATTTTTTAGGATTTTCTGCAAAATGAGTACCTTTATTTATAGCACGGGTACGATACTCTTTATTAGGAAAAGTTACTAAAATACCATCTTTGTTATATGCCTGTCGTTCTGGAAATCTACCCGCTTCAAATAATGAAGCAGTTTTATTGACAATTTCATCAATTGAAATGCCTACCTTTTCCAGATATTCTTGCAAAACAAATACGTGATCTGGGTTTTTGAGATCTAAAATTCCGCTCTTGATTCTAGAGTCACAACATACATCATTTAATACAGATTTAAAGTTCATTCAAATGTAATTTATATATAAATATATTTACATCTGAATTAAATCGTTGTAATTATTACCTTTATAAACTTTTACCTTAAATTTTTTATTTTTAATTATGTTTACCAAGTCGGCAATTTCTTCATCTTTTACATTACCAACGTCAAATAATATAGCATCATAGTTATATAATATCGGTACAATTTGTTTATTATATGAATATTTAATACAAGCATTTAATCTATCCATTCCATATTCAGTTTCCGCAGCTTGTATAACATATGCAAATAATTTGTTTTTATTAGCATCCGATACATGCTTATTGGTTATTTTACGTTTATAAATTGGAGTTGTAACATATCCCTTTTCCAAAAAAGAAACCCAGTACTTTTCTTTGAGTTCTTCAGTTTTTCGAAAAAACTCAATGTTCAGATATTGTTCTTTGATTTGACCATATAAATTTACCATAGTTAACTTTTTACTTTTGGTAATAATATCAACAGTCACATTTTCAATTTCATAATACATCTTTGCCAGATGTTCGTATATTGTTTCATTTTCAGGTACCTTATAACCTATTAAATTTGAAACAATATATGGATGAAACCCAGTAAAGTCAACCATCAACAAATATCCACCATCATATCTAGAAATAAAACTTGATCGTGAACCATCATCTTTTTTTAGAGCTGCATAATTTATTCCATCAAAACAATTACTCGGTCTGCCAGTTGGATTATAAATATGATAATCAGTATAAACATAGTTGTCGGATGTTTTAGCAGTAAAATATTTGCAAAATATATTTTTATCAATCGCTATACCATTTTTTTCTACCTCAAATAGCGCATCGGTTACAATGTTATTAAAGAACTTAAAACAATATGTATCCGTTTTTTCTTTGTGTAAACTTTCAATTTGTTTTACTTCTGTATCAAAAATTCGTTGATGTATTACATATGGAATTATCAAATTATAATCATTAACATTACCAAATGATATAGACATATAATTTTCAGTTACATCATCACACCACTCAATCAGTGAATTATTTTTGATAAACTCAAATAAATTAATATCTATTAAATTACAGCTTAACCAATATCTATATCGCTTTTTGTTATTTACATAAACACAAACATTGTTCAAATTATTCAACATGTCTTTAAATTCATTAAAAGACATATCAGTCACAACATCAGTGTGGCTAAAATTTATGTAATACTTGGATTTATCTTCAAAATTATAAATAAATGCAGCGATAATATCATCACACTTTGCGTGTTTATTTTTATTTTTTGTTATAAACTTTAAATATATTTTATCACTTAATATCACTCTATTAAACTATCACCGTGTACGTTAATTGTCAATTAAAAGCCACGCCAATATTGTTTTGGATTATTTAATATAACACTTGCACCGGGAAAAATTTTAATAACATCTGATATTCTTCTATTATTATATTCCACAACACCAACTGTTTGTAATATTCTATCTTTATATAAATTGAATTCCGGTCCAGATATTTTCCACTTTATTGTAGCTTTTTTATACAAGCTTGCATCCGTTGAATTGTAATCTCTAATACTAGTTTCCATCATTAATTCAGATTGATTTATTTTAGCAACAAAGTATCTGTCTATATACCCAAAGTCATAATCTTTTTTGACTGGATGTGGTTTATATACAGATGGAGTATAATAGTTAAATCCAGATATAATATTTCTTAATGAAGATGGAGTGTCGTTTATCATACAGTTATATAATCATAATTATTGCCACCAACAGATCTCACCAACGCTGTAACCGTTGTTGTCCATTTACCAGATTCAATGTTATGTTCAGCTTCCAATATTTGAAATATTACATTTCCAGGAACATATGGCTTTGGTAAATTGGAAATTGCAAAACATTGTAAATTTCTAAATCCAAACAACCCGTCAAATACTATTGTAAGTTGAAAATTGTCAGCCACACCACTGTATTTAACGTTATTATCTATATCACCATCTGTCAATATTGCACGCAACATTCCTTTCATCGATTCTGGCCAGTTCAAAAATTTTATATTTAAATTGTCTTCGGCATCTTGTATATTTTTAATATACAGATATACTTGATCCACTATGGATTGGAGGAATGGCGTATTTGTATTGGGTGTTGATGGTTTTTCATCAATAAATTTAACCTGCATTGTTAACACGTCTTGGTTAGGTCCATATGTTTGCAAATGTGCTATATCATTGTTTTCATCTACTAATCCGTCAGGAGTACCAGGCGCAACTGTCGTATTTATTGATGCACTTTGATTTGCCAAAAAGTTTTGCAGTTCAAATTTATCCATACGATCTACGAATTTCAATAAAGGCTCGTTCGTTAACCTGGAATAAACTGACTCATATTGAGATGTCGTATTTGTATTTTTAATATCATCTTTAAGTTGTTGTGTTGTATTTTTATCAACAGGTCCTCCAAACAAAACATTTATAGCTTGTTCATTGCTGGTATTAACATCAAAATTTATAGATCGTATAACATTGTTGGTGCTAGCAATATCAAACATATATATTTCATTCAACTTACCCACTCCATTTTTATCTACAATTGATAAACCTTGGCCATCAGTTCTTTCCACTATATCTAATTTCCAAAAATCATCTACCGAGTTGTTTATAAAATTCAATAAACTTTTTATTACGTCTTTATAATTATTAGTTTTTGATTGTGTAACAATTTCTATCAACTTAGTTTTACTTATTAACAGATTTTTAAAATAACCATAGTAATAAGGTTTATACTTAGTATTACCAACAGTTTTTTCTTTATAAAATGGAAATGCAGCAGATCCAAATTCGTTACGACCGGTTTGTTCACCAGTTTGTTTACTGTCATAGTATAAATAATTAATGATCGTATCTATATTATCTCTTTCATAGAGCTGAGTTTTGAATTTATTTTTGGTTACAAAAGAAGATAGTATATAACCGTCTTCGTCAGTCAAAGTCTCATTATTTTTTTGTTTTTCTAATACACGTTGTATTTTGTTACTGTTTATATCTATATCAGCTTTTAAGTTTAAATATTTATTTTTTCCTACTATACTCGCCTCATTTTTTAAATAACCAGTTGGCTTACCTTGAAGATTTATTCCTTTATTTCTACCCTTATTTATTTTAGGACTTACCGGATTTGGAATCAATAAATCTTTATTTAATGGCATTAAATTGGGATGTGCATTAATAACAATATCACTAATATCAACTTTGAATCTCTCTAATCCATTTGACATAAATAAATTAAACATTTCAAATACGAAATCCAATTGTAGCCAAACTTCATCATTATTATCTTTTGCATCAAAATCATGTTGATCAAAAAATGAAATTTGTTTTTTGTTGTCATTTAATTTATATTCAATTACCTTATACTTAATTTCTCCACCCGCGAGGTAACCGAGGGCGACGGGCGAACGCGATGGTGGGACATATACTTGATTTACTTTTACTGCGTCCTCTGGTGATTTAGCTTTTCCATAAACATCAATTCGCCGTCCTGTAAATATTCTGTCTTCTGATTTACCGCCGTAAAATCTGTTGTCGTCTTTGCCGTTTGTGTCGTTGTTTATAATACTAGCCACAGGTGCCTTAATTTGCTCGGCGTTTGCATTTGCATCTTCTTTTCCTTTATTACTTTTACTATATTTATCAGCTATCAATTCAAAATTATTCTTGATGTATATATAAAAATTTTGTTTATTTTTTATTACATCGTTGATAGCCGGTAGATATATTTTGCAAAAATTTTTGAGATTTAAATATACTTTTTCATCTTGTTGTTCTCGCTCCGATTTTATTGAAGTCGTAACAACGTTATCAGTTTTCATTCCAGCATAAAGTCCCTGTCGCGATGTCATTTCAACATCACAATCATAAACAAAACCGTCATTGGTGCTGAATTTATATTTGGTTATAATTCCGGTTACGCACCCATAATTTCCATTTGATAAATTTGATAAATCAAGTGCAGTTTGTGGTTTTGAAATTAATTTCCAACAATCGTTTGGCTCTTTCAAATTTACCAATGATTTTTGGTTAAACAAATTCCACCCAAATTCAACAAACAAGTTTATTCCTGGGTTTAAGAAAAATGGCGTTAAATATTCAAGTTGTGCAAGACTGTAACATTTGAATTTAATAGTTGCAAATGTCAAAAATTCCTTACTCTGTTTTACATTTACAGACGTTACTCCCGGAGGTGGTAAAATTCTGGGTACGGAATTATTCTGTGGAAATTTTGGATCTGATGTAGTGCTATATTGTAGTTGTGTAACATTCGCATTCAAATAATGTGGCTTCCCATCGGCTTGATATCCAATTGTAGCATTTTTGTCTTTGTTGTCTTTGAGTCCGGTATTGTTATCATAACCAAAAGCATCGTAAAAACCGTCACCGCCTTTTAAAATAAATCCATCATATCCTTGAAAAAGCGGATCATTTTTTCTAATTAAATATCCAGATGGCGGAGTTAATACGTTAGAGGGTTTTCCTGTGCTGTTTGAAAAAACTCTAACCCATGGTGTAAGTGGACCTTTGTATGAAGAATATGAATTATCAAAATTGATAGTCGTCACATCTTTCGGATATGAAAAACCAAAAGATGTTCCGTTTTTTCTGCGGCGTAACTCTCTTATCATTTGCGTGGGTACATTTTGAATTTCCCACCATAATGGAGTTGTTGCTATTTCCCGATCAGCCATATTTTAATTTAAATTTTTAAGGTTTTGTAGTATAAGTTGTATATTGCCAGGTATACGTATTTGTTTATTCGTATCAATACTTAATTTATATCCGGGCAAATTATTAGCACGTGCTATTATCCACCACAGTGACTCGTCGCCATAATATTTTTTTGCAAGAGAATCTAAATAATCGACTTCGCTAGCCGTAATATAAAAATCATCATTTGATTCTTCTATATTTGGATAATATGTAGTTTTATATACATTCTTACCATCAAATCTTTTTTCGGTTGGTGTAAATTGATACCTCATTGAGTTTTATTCGTTTGGTTTAATTTTTTTAGCTAACTCATCTACATATGCCGCTATATCTACATCATATCGTACATTTGTAGAGAAATCATTGTTTGAATTCAAAGTGACAGTTCCATCTTTTTCTATAGTACCATATACATCATTTCCATTTTCAATTTTCACAGGAGCGTCTCCCCAAATAGCTCTACCTGTTCTTGGTCTGTCTTTTTCGATAACAGACATTTGCATATTTATATTTGCTGTTCTCGGAAACTGTGCGTATAAACCTTTGGAATTTTCCCACTCGATAGATTTATTTGGTCCGTAATACCAGTTTTCGGTTTTACTGACTGATTCGGGTATAGTTTCCCAACTTGCTTCTTCTGGTATTGTAACGTTACAACTCTTTATTACTATAAAGTGGTTTTTGTAAAAATCGCCAAGTGTTAATTGAACCATCGGTGATATCATAAAACCGCCAACCGCACCTAATGTATAATTAGATGGCCGTGTTAATCCAACCAAATAATTTATTCTAGTCCACATGGGTAATAATTCTTTTATACTATGTGCATTCACTACAAACTCAAAACTTACTTCTCTGGTGAATCCTTTGTAGTAATACTGTTTATCCGGTCTTCCAAGATATTCAATAGATTCCCATTCCGCAGTATTTGAGTCAGTTATATTTTTTACAGTAGCTCTGAACGGTATATACTTTTGATTTACTATATCATAAAAGTAAAAATTTATAATATCTGGGCCATATTCTCCGTAGGTAGACTTAGTTCCATACAGATTATCGAACTGATCGTTACTTAAAACATCCAACTTATTAACATAATCTACATCGTTCGTTGGTTGAATTTTTTTACCCAATATAGTTTGTTCTTTATTATTTATCCACCTACGTTCGTATTTTAAATCTTCAGATGGCACATTTGTATTTTTAATGTTAGTTAAGTAATTAAAACCAATACCATCAGTTACTTTCACGTTTTGATTTGGTAGTTTACCAAATTGTTGAGGGTATATATTGCCTTTACTATCATTAACAGTGTATTTAGAATTTTTTTGTCCACTTATATTTGTTACAAGTTTTTCTAAATTTGATATAATGTTTTTTACTGTTTGATCTTGAACATCGCTAAATGTGTCACTAAAATTTGTTGGTTTGTCTACTAGAGTTTTATAGTTTAACAATTGATCGCTTTGTTCTAAATTTCCATTATATTTAATATTTATCAGATCTGTGTATTTTAAACCGTCATCCCCACCACTAATTTTTCTGGTAGTTATTTGAGAACTTTGATCTATAAATTTATAAGCAGTTTCATCAGTCGATATTGCCGACGAACCATATCTATTTCTTCTAGAAATTACAATAGATCTATTAAAATTTGGTGCATTTTTAGATTTATTGTAAAATCTTTGTCTAGCAGCTTGAGAATAATTTGCTTTTTTACCAAATCCAATTGAATTTAATACGCCGCTCATTATTCCACCACCGCCAATTCCTGTTTGAGTTGGATCGAACAATTTACCAGAATTTAAATACAAATCATAAGTTTCTTCATCCGCACGATAATTTGCTGCCCACGGTTGTTTTGGAGGAATTATACCACCTACTACGGTATTGTTTTGAATAAATCTACCAGCACCGCTTAATAATTTTCCAAAAAACGATCCACCGCCACCACTTACCAATTTGCTATATCTAGGAGCATTGTAAGCATTTGTAGCTGTTTGGCCTCTTAATAAATCACGTACATCAGGTCGTGCCAGTGGTGACACTACTTTATCGGATCTATCACCACCACCCAAAAATGATGTAAATGTTGATATACCAAGTCCTCTGCTAGCTTCACTAGCTACGCTACTTCTTGGAGGAGATGGTACTGGGGGGTTACCGCCACCAAATAAGCCACCTACAGTTCTCACAACACTACCTAATCCAGTGCCGCCTAATAAACCACCCACGATGTTGCTTGTATCTAAATGTCTAGTTGGTCTATCCACCAATCCAAATGAAGCTAATCTAAGAGCGGATATAATTGGTGACGCAGGATTATATACTTTAGTTTCGTCGTGAGGTTGAAATCCTTGCAATACAATTTGTTTTAATATGAATTTAGTACCAGCGGAACTTTTTAAAAATCTGGTTACACGATCTCCATCACGTCTTGAAGCTTCAAATGATGAATTAATTTTGTTGCGTTGGCCCTGATCTATACTTCTGAAGACTGTACCTGTTGATATTGGACCTTTTAAATATGAATCCTGCGGTTTATTTGTTGTATATAAAGTGTTTGAATTACCAGAAGTAGAAAACAATCGTTCTATTTTGCCTGGGGATCTAATATCAATAAAATCAGAAGTAGGAGTTGGCAATTTAAGACCACTTCCTTGTATATCAGACAAAGTGGTAAGTTGCGATCCTCCGGGATTTAATCCTTCAATGTATGTATTACTATTTGCCATTAATTATAAATAGTATTAAAATCAAGATGTTGCTTGCGCAAATCCTCCAGATCGATATCTCGTCGTTGCTAGTTGTCTTGATACCAATTGACCATCAATATTTACAGCAATACCACCGTTAGCCATTAATGATGTGAGTGTATCTAGTTTTTTGACCACTTCATCCATTCCTGTTTTCAACTCATTTGTTTGCTTTTCTTTTAACTCTGACATTTTAAGTAAATTTTCAGATCCATTGAGATCCATGTCTAATTTAGGCAACTCTATTCCAGATAGTTCTTTTAACGAATTTACCGCAAATGCCAGACCTTCAGCAGATTCACTTAACATCATTACTTGCGATACTAAACCAGCAAATCTATCTACTTGTAAATTCACCAGATTTTCACCTAACGATTTGATAGAAAGTGATAATGCAGCTATACCGGCCGCGGCTCTGGACAATTTAAAAAATCCAATATTTGCAATTGTAACCAATCCAACTGCTACACTAGCAATGACCTCTGGTAGTGCCGTAAAGACCGACAACATCGTGTCAAATGCTTTTACAATTACTCCACCTATTGTGTCAGCTAACGACGTTAATGTTTCGCCTATAGATTCTACAGCTGGCCCCGCCATTTTCATAGCGAACCCAAATTCCATAGCAGCCAAACCAATTGCTAACATTCCAGCAGCAAATAAGATGAAACCAAGTTGAAGTGGAGGAAATATTAGAGCGGCTCCAAATATTAATAATGTAGCTCCTAATATAACCAACGAAGCTGTAAATGCCATCATTTGTTCGCCACTAACATCTTTTAACATACTAAAGGCTTTAGCTAGACCAAACACCGCCAATGTTATTATACCAAGTATTACTGCCATTTTTACTATTTGAGCAGGTTTAACCTTGTCTAATGAATTTGCCATGGATCTTATACCACCACCTAATTGTTTTAATCCTTTTCCTATACCTGAACCAAGAGATTCTCCTAACTTATCTAATCCTTTAGCAGCAAATTCTAATAATCCGGTTAATCCAGATTTTAATAGTTTAAATGCACCGTATATTGATATAGCACCGGCGACGACCGCAACCGTTATTTTTCCCCAATTATCACTAAAATTCGTTATACCGCCTATAAATCTTAATATCAATAATTGTATTTTTGTTATTATATCTCCCACAGGTTTTAATATCTTACCAATATTATTTAATGCTTCTGCACGGGCTTCTTCTAATTGTTTAGATTGAGTTTCAGCAACTTGTTTTTTCAACAATGTTGCTAATTCTTCTTTTCTTTTTTCACTTGCACTTTTTTGATATTTTGCAAATTCAGCCTCAGCATCTCTTCTTTGTTGTGCTAATTCTGGAAATTCTTGTTCAGCTTCAAGCAAACTCTTTCGGGTTGTTTCCATTTTTTGCAACTCACTAAAATCCTTACCGGTGAGTTCAGCCAATGCTTTCTTTTGGAAATATTTTAGTTTATCTAAGTCGCCTACTTTTCGCAATTCAGTTTGTAAAGCTTTTTCAGCTTCTGCTGTTTTACCGGCGAAAAACAATCTACGAGATTCATTGAAATTTACATTTTTACCAAGTAAAGCACTTGCTTTTAACTCAGCACCAACCGAAGATTCAAAATTCAATAATGATTCTGCTGATTTTGCAGCTGAATCCAAACTACTTCCAATTTTTCTTAACTCAGCTGCTTGTTTTATTAATTCAGTGGTGTTTCCTTTAAAAATCAATCTAACATTAGCACTCGCATTTGCTACATCTTTTATTACAACTCCAAGCGGTACTCCAGCGGCTTTTGCAGCAAGATTAGCAACACCTTCCATGTTCTTTTGAGACTGTAAACTGGCGCCAGCAATTTCAGCCATAGTTTGAAAGAATTTAGAAGATTCTGTAACACTCAATCCAGTTGATCTCGCAATTGCCGCGGATCCATCTGCAATTTTTACGAGAGCTTCTCCGGCAATAGCAGAATATTCTTTTCTTATTTCGGTTATAGTTGCTAATATTTCTTGATTAGAAAGTCTGTTTACATCAGTTGATTTATTTATTTTTTGTATAGCACTATACTGTGCATCTATTTCATCTTTATTAGTACCTTGTAGTTTAGCGTTATCTGATAACAGTTTATCATATTGATTATACAATTCTACCATTTTTTTAACGGTATCATATATCAATAGATGCATTGAGTTTTGTTTCTCTAAAGATTTTTGTTTTTGGGTGTTATTTTTTAACTCTTGTATATAAGATTTCTGTATCTCTTTATAAACGTCGTCGTGTATAATCGTTTTATACTGTTCTAAATCTTTCAATTTTCCTTCAATTTTTATTCTTTCTTCACTTAATTTGTTTATCTTTTTTTGCAAATTGGTGACAGGATTTATGCTAGCTACAATTTTACGTTGCACATCTGACCAAGACTCAGAATATTCTTTTGTTTCAGCTCTTAACTTTTCTTGTAATCGTAAAAATTCACTTAACGATTCAAGATCTTGAGGTGTGAGTTTACTATCAGCCATATATAATTATAATATTGTTATAATTATAAATATCTGTTTATCTTATATTAGGTCTATCTATTTTGTTAGACTTATTTGATTTTTGAGACTTTCGTACATCGTCGTTTTCTTTTGTTTTAGCCTCAACCAATTTTCTATAATAGAAATTTCTTAGGTATACAGGCAGTGAATATACAACATCAGGTGTAAATCCTCCTCCACCATAATAACACAAATCAAATATTACTTCTTGAATGTTTAACTTATACTCCGCTGTCAGGCCAAAAAAACTGTGCCGTTACTGGCACACCGATCCTTTCCTCGTTTCCACACGATTCACAAGAAAAATTAAATGTACTGTCAATGTCAGGAGTTACAGACTTGATATATTGTCTCAAAGAAAAGGCATCTCTAGACAACATATTATCAATAAATTCTTTAACCTTAGCTTTATCAGTTTCACCGTTTACACTCGTTACCATATTTTTTAATCTACTGGTAATTTCACTAGAAACATCTTTTTTGATTTTAGACATAGATTGAATTTCTTTTTCAATCATCTTTTCATCGCCGGATGTTAATAATCTAAACGTAACTACAGATTTGTTAATTGGTAGTGTATATTCAAATTCTCCGTTTGGAGTAGAAGATATACTGGGATCTATTTCTTTATTAGTTAAATTTCCTAAATCTATGTTTACCTGCGACTTTGTTGAACATTTTGTACAGGTAACTTCTACAGGACCGTAGTTATCACCATATGCCAATCGTCTACAAGCAAAAATCAACGAATTTTTATCACCGCTCAACAATTTGTTAACATCAACATTTTTATCAACAATAAGTGATTCAAGCAATTTTTCAATAGCTAATCCTTTTTTTAAAAGATTTGGACTGGTTAAAATATCTTCCTCTTTAGCAGTCATGTGTTTCATCTCAACATGACCTTTTGATAGGGGATTGTCAGTTGAATAGTATTTGCCTTGACTTGGTAGATCAATAATCTCCGTAGCAAATGTTGTTTTTTGTTTTTGTGTTGTTGACTTAGTGATTATAATTTCGTCGTTCATAACTTTATAACAATATATAGATGTAAATCAAAATTTTAATTAATTATATTAAGTTTTTGCTTGCAACGTAGCAGCTTTATATAATTCCTCTTTACTTCTTACATCATTTTTAGCATTTTCTACTTCTTTTTCAGCATTGTTTCGTTCATCATCAGTCGCACTTTTTAGTCTATCCTCCGCATTTGATAACTTTTCCCTAGAAAATCTTAACTCTTCTTCTCGTTGCTTTTTAAATGCTAAATTTGCATTTCTACGAGCCGCATCCACTCTCGACTGATCCTCTCTGATTACCTTCACAATCAATTTCTTTAATGCTTTCTTTTGCATTTCAGTAAGTTGACCACCAGAACCACCAGACAATAACTTGTTGTTCATTATGTTATATACATCATCATCATACTTTCCAAACAAATCTCCGATAAATAACTTTCTTTGCTGGTTATTTAAAGTCGCATATTGTGATCTCAACTGACTTGCACTTCTAGCCGGCATACCCAACACTGTAAAATCTGTTGTTGGTACAGTGTCAATATATCCGTGAGTTATAGCTGGTTGCAACTTGGTTAAATTCTTAGGAATTGGCTGTAAATAAGATGGCGATCCATCCTTTTTAGTGAATTTGCTGAATCTTGGATCTTCAGCCATATCTTTTTCACTTACAGCAAATATGATACTATCACGGTTAATATCAATCGGAATTTTACTCTGTATATCCGATAAGTTGTAATTTTGACGAACTTGAATTATTTTGTTCAATGGAACACCAGTTAACATCATCATTTTACGCTTTTCATCAAACGTAAACGGACTTTTAGGTAATTCAACTTTATCAGTTGTTGTAATATATACATCATTACCGCTGTATTTTGTACTTAAATAATCAAATACACCCTTGTGCCCTTTGTGAAATGGATGAAATCTTCCTGCGAAAATTACAAATATTTTTTTGCCTAATTGCATATGTTAATAAATATACGTCAGTTTACTTATTCCATTCGTATTTTATATTTCCACAATCCCATATTCTATCATATCCATTGTTTTTCATGTTTTCCCACTCAGTTAGCTTATCATCAAATCTAGCAATCTTTTTTGATAATTGATCCTTTCTGAAGTTGTATCTGTGCCATAATCTGTTTCCACCGTCAATAAAATACCAATAATTTGGCTGTGTTACACCTACTTCAACAAACCCAATTTTTTTATATAAATTCCCCACACTATATCTTCTGTCAGCATAAGTAACAATCTTTGTCGGATGATATTTTTTTATAAAACATTGTAATAATTTACTAGCAATGCCTGTTACACGATGTGACGTTGCGAATCGTAACAATTCGTATTCACTTGCATTAGTAGATTTAGTTCCAAGTGCAACTCTTCTTTTACCAAATGTCATGACCGCCACCAAATTGTTGTTATTATAGGCGCCTAATTTAACTTGAGATGGACAATTTCCTTGTATATGATTTTGTTTTAAAAATTCATCAACATCCGTCGATTCACGTATTTCACAATTTCTAGCATATATAGGCGTTTCACAGTTCTGACTTAATATGTGTTTTAGTTTTGATTTAACGACATCACGGTTATGTGTCCATTCATTTTCAAATATATGAATTAATTGTATATTTTTCAATTTACATAATTCTGTTTTGTTTAGATGATATTGTTTGTTTTTACCACCGCCTTTTTCGCCATGCCAATATAATCCATCATATTCAATCGCAATATTTTTAGAGGGTATATATACATCCAATTCCAGTCCATTCAATACTTCTCTGTTGTTTTCAATAACATCATCGTTAATTATAGATTTAATATAGTCAACAATTTCTTTTTCGTGTAAACTAAATCCAGCAATGTACGGATTACATTTTAAACATCTAGGTAAATGTCCGCCGTCAATATGATCCAAAAATATGTCATTACACTTCTTACACTGAAATTTATATTTGTTTTGTTTGTCCGTGTTGATATATTCATCAATATTAAATAACGGCACGCACTCACTCTTGATGTTTAACCTTTCCACCACAACTCCATATAAAGTTTCTCTCAACCTTTTGATCATTAAAGACTTCAATTCATCCGCATTTACAGGTATCTTTTTTCCATATTTTTTAATATTTTCAGCATACACCTTCTCCATCGTCTCTTTATGTTTAAAAATATTATCAACACCATATTTGTCATTGACAGTCTTCTTTATTTTATCTTTTACTTCATATGATTTACTTGGATTATTAACGCCGTATTTAAATAAATTGGTTTGTTTTATTTTGTCTTTTATTTCATCGGATTGAAATGTGTGTTCGACCCCATATTTTTGCAAATTAATCTCTTTGATTAAATTTTTTATCTCACGAAATTTAAATATATTATCCACACCATATCGACTTAAACATGTTTTTCTAGCTTTATTAACGTTAACGTAATTTGAATCTCCATATTTTTTAAATTTTGTATTCTTTATTTTAGCTATTCTGTTTATATCACCACCCGTTGACACAGCACTACATTCTACACTGCAATATCTCTGATTTCTAAATTTATACGATTCAAATTGTTTATTGCAGTTGACACAATTTTTAATTGCAAAATATTTGTGTTTATTATTTGTAGTGCTTAATTTTCTAGATTCAATTATTTTGCTTCTATTGTGTTCGTTGCTACACCGCTTACAACAATATGTTGTATATCCAATTATAACACTTTTGAATTTTGTACGTTCCCCACAATTTTTACACAATCCAAGCTTATCGTCGTCGTTATATAAATAGCGGTACAACTTTTCACCAAACTTATCTCCACTATATCGGTTGCACACTTCATCGTAAAAATTACGATGTTTGGACTTTATAATTTGAGTATAACAATCACAGTGGTTGTTTATAATATTTAATATTTCATCTTTGTTCATGATGTAACAGTTACATGAATAAGTATTGTGCAAGATATATATTATGTCAATATAAAAAATCTCCCACTATTTTTAGTGAGAGATGTCGAGAACTTTTAATTTTGATTATAGTGTATTCAGAATACTATAATCAGAATGTAATGTTAATATTGAAGCACACAATAGTCCATTTGCACGGTAAGACTAATCGTAACCGGTGCGCCATCGTCGCTCCAATCCATATCACCAAAACTTGCATCAGTGATGAAACATCCACGCAAACTCCATTCTTCTATTTTATCACCTACAGGTCCGAGTACATTTATAGTAAGATCTTTTTTGTAGAAATCTTGATAACCATCACGACCAGTTACGCTTTCGTGGTGTAGTCTCACCCACTCCATAACTGCTTGTGCGCCACTTGGAACTATTGGATCGTACAATTCCATAGAGATCGGTTGCCAAATACTTTTACCTTTGTAGAAGGTTCTGATGTTGATGTGGTCAAGTTCTTTAGCGCTTTGTTGTAATTTTGGACGGTCAGTTTTTTTAATGATAAACGACGGAATACCGTCAACGTAAAGTATGAACCTATTTTTGGTTTTGGGTTCAAAATTCGTACTAAAAATTTCGTTTGGATTCAGTAGTTCTGCCATATTTTTACCTTATGATGTTTCTAGATATAAATATATCAAAAAATAAAATCTATATTAAGTTTTTTATAATTTGCTTAAATCTTTATCGGTTATGATATTAACTGCTGTTTTTAATTTATCTATATGACCGGTGTTTCTTAAAAGTTTAAACACAATATTTTCAGTACTGAATTCGCCATTTTTATCTAAGCCGGACTGTCTGTAATCATATAGTTTTTTAATTAATTTTTTAAGTTTTTTACCGTCGGAATTTTTAATGCTTTTATCAAGAATCATCGACAATTCTTTATATTTCTTTTTAATAGTTTCTTTGTCAATGTTAGGAACTTTATACTCAGGTTTTTTAATCCATGTTTTATTTTTTAAACTATATATTCCTAAACTATTGCTTTTATGATTAATATCTTGTAAATAAACTTCAACTGGATGATTTGCTACTATAACATCATGATCATTGTTCCACTTGGTTTTTAATAAATTTGCATATGCAGTAACCAGTTCTTTGTCTTTATTTATTTTATTAAAATCTACAACTATATGTAAATCCAAATCGCTGGTAGGTGTCCAATTATAAGCAGCTGCGCTTCCTATTAAGTATATATCCTCTATAGGAGATTTTAATTTCGTATCCTTATAAAAGGATTTAGCTATGGAAATCAATGCGGCTGACACATCATCTTTTATAGAATCGTCTGAATTCCAAATATTTGGATTTAAAACGCTATTATATAATCTGTATAATTCTTCCTTGATATATGATTTCTGAAGATTTTGTAATTGCGCAATTGTTTCATTTGCGGATTTATGTAAAATGCCTATACCGCCAGCATCTATAAATGACTTTATATTTTCAGGCTTATCATCAATCAATATTGTATTTGGCATTGCAAAATTAGCTTTATCGCTGGAATTGTTCACCAATATGGGATTGTAGTTTATTTTATTATTTTGCAACCAAGCTAGTTTACCTTCAGAAGCATATTCATCAGTGGCATGACTTAGTATTTCAACTGGAAATTTATTAATATAATTCAGCAATACCTCCGCATCCGGCATATAAGGCATGGTAGAATAAAAATCAGGACTACTTTTACGCACAAAATAATATCTATTAGTTTTGCCATAATGGTTTTCATACTGTGAAACAGGTATACCACCACTATACTTCTTGAATTGTGATTCCCAATCACATATTACACCATCCATATCCAAATATATTTTGTATACCGTATCAGTCATAACATATAAATAGATAAATTCACTGTTGTTTTTAAAAAAAGTACATGTGCTTTATGCGCTTATTATATAAGCATTAATTATAATTTATATTCAATCATATACATTTAGTTTAACAAAGCGCTTGCTTTTACTTATACTTTCTATAAAGCTAAAAGTCAAATTATTTATTTATTTTATTTTCTAAGAGCTTGACTTTAGCATGTAATTCCTGTACTGCCTTTACAAGAGGCACAAACAAATTTAATGGAGTAGCTTCTAGTTTTTCTGGATTAATGTTATATACAAGTTCCAGGTATTCACATGTATTATTCTGCATCATTTGCAATAATTCCTGAGCTATAAATCCAACCTTGATGTTTGTATCAGCTCTGCTACCATCCTTGATGCCATTTTCATACCATTCACGTTTATCCCATCTAAATGTTACAGGTCGCACCTGATCTATTATATTTAATCCTAAATTCAAATCTTTTATATCAGTTTTGTCACGACCATCAGATATTAAAGTTATTGTATTAACGTGACATCTTAATGTGCTAACGTTATTGCCCAATGTAAATTCGTTTGTAGCACCTGTACCACTAGCCTGTGCATTAGCACCTATTGCCGTAGTATTTGTACCAGTGGTTAATGTTCTACCCGCATTAGAACCAAGTGCAGTAAGAGAATTTCCTGTAGTAACACTACTTAAACTACCACTTCCAAATGCTGTATTTGCAAATCCAGTGGTATTGCTGTGCAATGCTCTATGGCCAAACGCACTGTTGCCATTGCCAGTGGTATTTGATTGAAGTGATCTATATCCAAATGAACAATTTCCAGCACCTGTAGTGTTGGCAAATAATGAAAATGCACTAAACGCACAGTTTGGACTTGTAGAATTATTATACAGAGTTTTATTTCCAATTGCAGAGGCTTGGCTACCCAACATGCTATTAAACTACGATACCCAAATGCACAATTACCATTATTTGTAACTAATGTACCCAATGATTGCATTCCAACGGCTACATTTCTTATACCTGTTGTATTACTCAACATCGTATTTAATCCAATCGCAGTATTACTGTCGCCTGTAGTATTAGCTAACAACGCGTTGGCACCAAATGCTGTATTGTATATACCAAATGTATTTGCAGTCAATGTTCTGTATCCAAATGCTGAATTAAATCGACCACTGGTATTTGCAGTCAATGTTCTATCACCAAAAGCACTGTTATTTCTTCCAGTGTTGGTTACCAGCGATTGATAACCAAATGCACTATTACTGCTACTTATAGTATTAGCACGTAAACTTTGATGACCAAATGCAGTATTTCTAATACCAACTGTATTGTTTCTTAATGAGAAATAACCAAATGCATTATTATTATTTGTGATATTACTTAAAAGTGCATAATGGCCAAATGCATTATTATTTATGCCCGAAATAGAATTTACCAATGCAAATAAACCAAAAGCATTGTTTCTGTTGCCCGTGATATTATTAGCCAAAGCAGAATACCCAAATGCATTGTTCGCGGTACCACCAACACTACTTCTTAATGCTCTATTACCAAATGCACAATTTTGTATACCACTTACATTAAAGTTTAGTGCAATATATCCAAATGCACTGTTTCTATTACCTGTAGTATTACTTGATAAAGATTGATGACCAAACGCGCTATTTCCATTGCCAGTCGTATTACTAGCCAATGCCAAATAACCAAAAGCATTATTGTTGTCGGTTGTATTGTTTCTTAATGAACTTCCACCAAATGCATTGTTTCTACTACCAACCGTATTGGTTATAATAGTTGACGTT